ATGGGCGTTCAGATCGGATACAGCCGCCGAGCGGCGAGCACCAAAGCCTTTGCACTCATTGCAGAAGGCTGGAACGAGCTCGTTCAGGAAGGGTACACCCCTGATCTCGTCGGCACATGCCCCGTCAGTGCGAACTCGGAGGTCATCTACGCGGTCAGTGTGGATGGCGATGTCGTGGGCGTACTGACCTGGGAGCATCACGCCGACAAGGACGCTTTTGAAGTCACCCTCGGTTACGTCGAACCATCAAGCAGACAGCAGCATGCGTTCACGGAAATGTTCAAAACCCTGCACGACAGGGCACGGACTACGGGCGTCTCTACAGTGTATGTGCCGGTCCACCCAGACAATAAGGTGGCCCGTGATGTATTGAGGAAGCTCAGGGCCAACGTCGTTTCCGTGGTGTATGAACATGCTGTCGCCTAACCAGTGCGAGGCGGTACATGGACGGCAATTTCTGGGGGGAGCTAATTAAGGCTTTGCGCGAGGAACAGAACATCTCGCAGCGGACGCTTTCATCCCAAACCGGCGTGAACCGGTCCACTCTCAGGAAGATCGAAAGCGGCGAGACTTCGGGAGACATCGGTGTCATGGAAACCTTGCTCGGGTTCCTTGGCTACGAGTTGGAGGCCATACAGAAAGGGTTGATCCCAGGAAGCCTACGGGTCGAGAACCGAGATGCATTTTCTGCCGAGCGTCGATCAAAACTTGCGGCAGCTCGTATTCTCACAATCACACTTGCATGACCTTGCTAGCCGGCGATCATCTGTTAGAGTGAGTGAAATTAATTGCATTGCCAAGGAGGGCACCGTGATCGTCACCGAACCGACATTCAATGAGCTGAGGCATGTCGTTGGTATGGCGCAAACGTTCATTGAGACGGCAGACGAGAACACGTTGATTGATGAGCCCCCGACCGAATGGGAACAGGACGTGGTTCAGAAGGCCACGGCTTGGCTGGAGGCTCTGAAGCATCTTGATCCGACTTCAGAAGTGAAGATGGCAATTCAGGTTCTTCAGAAGCACGGCTTCGATGCGACGACACAGGTCTTTCATTCGCAGACCGAGAAGATGTTGGCCATCAGCACTTCGCATGTCACCTCAGAGACCGCCAAGAGGCTCAGCGAGGACACAATCTACGGTGTCACGGTGTTTGAAAAGGGCAAATACGGCTGGTGGGTCCACACGACGACAATGGACGATCCTCTCCATCCGAACGAGGTTCCTACTGAGCTGGAAGAGGCTATCAAGCTAGCCGTCAGCTTCGGTTGTGACTGGATCATGTTCGACCGGGACGCCCCTGTGATCGAAGAACTGCCACATTGGGAATGGTAATCGCATGACTGTGAAATTAATTTCTTTCGGCTTCAAGTACGGTCAGCCACACGACGCAGCGCTGATCGTTGATTGTCGCTCGATGAAAAACCCACACAACGTTCCCGAGCTCAAGAGACTGACGGGTCTCGACGGGAAGGTGCAGCGGTATGTGAAAACAGACTTCTCATTCGACAGGCTGCAGGACTTTGCGCTTGCTGGTGCTGTGGAGGGCGGTTCGGTTGCCTTCGGATGCTTCGGCGGACGGCATAGGTCCGTGGCTATGGCCGAGATGCTTGCTGTGAAGCTGCGCCGGCTGGGGCATGTCGTAGAAATCCAGCACCGGGAACTCGACGTCAGGAGCTACACATGATCCTCAGCGGCGTCAGCATTCGTGAGCGTGGCATCTTCTACCCCTTTTCGGAGCGGACCAAATACAACGGCCTGACCTACGGCCTCGGTCCTGCTGGCTACGATGTGCGGGTGGATCAAAAAGTCGTTCTGGAACCCGGAGCGTTCGCTCTCGCCTCCACGCTTGAGCATTTCTCAATGCCGCACGACCTGCTGGGGATTGTGCACGATAAGAGCACGTGGGCACGGCTCGGACTGGCAGCCCAGAACACGGTAATCGAACCGGGCTGGAGGGGGTATCTGACCCTGGAGCTTACAAATCACGGCAAAGAGAGGATCGTGGTCGAAGATGGGACAGCCATCGCCCAGATCATCTTCCATGTTCTCGACCGACCAGCCGAGGCTGTGTACGGCGGAAAGTATCAGGATCAAGCCCGAGGGCCGCAACCTGCTATCCTCGAAAAATAGAACGATTTCTGTGTGTTAGGCCACGCTTCTTCGTTAGACTAGGGCGGACCACCGAAATAAGGAGAATGCAGTGGAAGTCTGGACAATCGGTCACTCGAACCATTCCTTTGAGACCTTTCTCGGACTGCTGAAGCAGCACGAGATTTCGATGCTTGTAGATGTTCGTTCGAGGCCCCATTCGCGCTTCGCGCATTTTCAAAGAGACAATCTGATCCGAGCCGTGAGGCAGAACGGAGTTGATTATCGGTTCGGAGGCAACGTGCTTGGCGGCTTGGGAAACGTGCAGGTCACGTCCAGACTCTTTGTCAGCAAGATGGATACGATCCTCCAATTTACCGAGGAAGGGCACCGGGTTGCGATGATGTGCTCTGAAGGAAAGCCTTGTGAGTGTCACCGTGCCGGCAAGCTGACCGCGTGGCTCCACCGGGAGAGACCGGACGTCAAGACCACACACATCATGCGGGATGGCAGCCTGGTCGATGCTCGTGAGTACGAACCAAAGGTCATCGCGGAAGTCGTCTGGCCTGAGTTTGCGTCCACCATGAAGTCGCAAGGCGATCTCGGGGTTTGACGAAGGGTCGAGCTGTGGCAGAACGAAAGAACAACGCGGGTGCCGGTAAGGTCCGGTCCTCTCCTTCCCGGAGAGGTAGCCTCATCGAAGAGAGCCGCCCGCTCCAAATTTACATAGAAGCGCTACCAGCAATGCGTGAAGCCATGGTGTCCTGCGGGGCACCTGCTTTCGCGTTTTCCCCTCTGAACGCTCTGCCGAAGATCGCGTTGGGTAAGCTTCAGGTGGTCGAGGGGAGCGGTGGCGTCATTCTCGCAGACGACAACGTTGACCGGGTGATCCCCACAGGGTCTGCAACAGACTACTACCAGACCGTTGTTCACCGTCTTGAAAAGGGGCGTGAACTCGCCCTCGTCCCCGAACCTATAGCCTTGCACATCAAGAAGGGCGGTTATTCGGTTTCGAAGCAGCACGAAGAGTACGTGATGCGGACCGAGGACGTTCAGACGTTTCCAGGGAAGAGAAACCGGCAGATGCGAGGGAACGTGAACAAGGCGAAACGCCTGTGCGAGATCGAGGTCTACCATCAGGCTCAAGCCGATGAATACAAGGCGCTGGTGAAGACTTGGTATCGCCAGAACACAGACCTGAAGTTTAGGACATATGACAAGACCAGTATCGACTGGTTGTTGGAGAACTGGACTGCGTTGCAGCATGCGGTGCCCGACCTCGGCTGCATCGGTGTTCGACACGATGCGCAATTAATTTCACTCAACATGGCGTGTCAGCTGACGGACATGCACTGGACCGCGTACACGCAGAGATTTGACCGGAACGCTCCTGTCAAGCACGCCAACATGCTTGGCTACCAGGAGATGGCTCACCTTTTCGGGAGGCTTGCTCTGGAGAACGACGGCACTGCTGACACCAAGACGATCCGGGAGTGGAAGGATCGTCTCGTTGCCCAAAAGATTGCTTTCTACACGGTGAAGAGATGAACAGCTTCGATGTTATTTCGAAGGGGCTTCTGCCCTTTCTCGGAGGGATGAGGCGCTTCATCCCTTTTCTGTTTGATGCGGCTCAGTCCGTCGTTCCGATGTCGGAGTGGCACAAGTGGAGCTACCACGACATGACCTGCGGAAGCTGTGCCGGGTCGGCGGCGTTCGGCTTCTACGGCATGTCCGTCTCGGCCAACGACCTGGCGCTCCGGTCCTACGTGTCGGCGCAGGCGATCTTTGGCGAAGTGCGGTCGCGGCGCTGGGTGATCGAAGGACTGCTTCGGCTCGCGCAGGAGAAGACCCCAGAAGAGCTGGTCCCCGAAGGCAAGACCCCGGCTGGTGAGCTGATCCCCGACCACCTACACCCGATAGCGGCGGCTATCTTTGACGCGTTGTACTACGCCTCGGAACGCGGTGATCTGGTGCCGGGGCAGGCGGCGTTTTACCGCTTCATGGCCGTGCGCTGGGTGCTTCTGAACAAGAACTACATGTACTTCCTGAAGCTTCCCACCCAAGACCTTCAGCAGCTGTCCCTGCAGGGCAAACAGTGGGAGAACGTGGCGAAGATACTCCTGGAGCCGCTGCCGGCGCTGCTCAAGGTGGCGCAGGATGTCGATCACCTGATCCACGCTCTCCAATCCGCCAAGATGGAGCGCGTCCCCAAGGTGATGGTCGGAGACTGCCGGGAGAACATCAAGCAGATCGACTTCGACCGCCCGAGCTTCGTCGGCCTGAACCCGCCGACTGCCGGCAACGCGACTTTCATGCAGTCGAACCGTGTGCTCGACACCCTACTCTTCAATGAGCAGCAAGCACTCGATGAAGGCGACATGCCAGGAGACCTGTGGCGCTCGTTGATCCTCGACACGGTGGCCCATATCCCGAGCGGGCATTACGTTTTCAGCTTTGTTGGTGATGGCGCTGTGAGTTGGGAGGAAGGGAAAGAAGAGGTGTTCGCCAAGGTCGGTCCGACGATCAAGGAGTGGTCGTTCCCGTGGCACGGATCGGACACGCGAAGGGCGGGCCTCATCCTGCTTCGGAGGGACTGATGCCGGCACCAATCGACAAGATCAAGACACAGAACAAGTGGTTGCGAAGGCTTTGTGACGTCGAACACCAGGCTCTTCGCATGTGCGTTCCAGTAGACCTTGCGACGTTCGATCCGGAGGTCGTCGTAGTGGACAAAGGGCTGGCTCGTGACCTCTTTGATTACTGGCGTGTGGTGCTCTCGTCGGAGCCGCAGTCACCGCACTTTGCCGGGGCAGGCCGGTCACTTGCCTTGCTCGTGCGAGACCGTGTGTCTGGCGGCTTCTTAGGTGTCGTGGGTCTGTCGGACCCACCGAACCACTGGACGCAGCTGATAGACCATTTGGGGTGGCACAAAGAGCACGAGCACCTGCGCCTAGCGAACCAGCACAGGGTCGTGATGATGCGGCGGTGCCTTCCCGTGTTCGAGTTCGGTCAGATGACGGGCGGAAAGCTCCTTGCTCTGGCCGCTACGAGCCGAGACGTCATTCGCCTTTTGGAGCTGCGTTACAGCTATCAGTACCTGTTCTTCGGCATCCGCACACTCCACGGCAAAGGCAGTCAGTACAACCGACTTCATCAGCGCGGCGTACAGCTGATTGATGTTGATGAAACCGATCACGGCTTTTATGGTATGGAACTGCGGAAGAAAGCGGTCCCGTTCCTTCGGGGCGAGACCGACGCTTACGGCAAGACCGCCACGTTCACCCTGGCCGATCAAATCGACTACTGGCGTGAACGTTGGCTTAAAGCTCGCATGTCGTCGCTTTCTGTCGGCTCTACGATACAGATTGATCCCTCGCGCTACCGGCTGTCCGACCAGCTCGACGCCAAGCGCATGACACCTGAAATGCTACGCACCACGGAGGGCGATGATGGCACTGAACCTGAAGAAGCCGAAGAAATCTGAGACGAATGCGCAATTAATTGCACAGGCCGACGCTAGCCCGGAGGCCATGGACGAGAGCATCGACTTTCGTGTCGTTCCAATCGATGACGTCGAGCCGAACGAGTACAACCCGAACGACATGGAGGCCGAGTTCTTCGAGGCTATTGTCCAACAGGTGAAGGAAGAGGGCATGAACCAGCCCATCCTCTGCCGCCTCAATCCCGAACAGGAGGGCAAGTTCCTGATCGTTGACGGCGAGCACCGTTGGCGAGCTTCGAAGGTCGCCGGTAAGAAGGTGATCCCGATCATCGTCGTTCCGTTTGACGACAAGCGGGCGAAGGTTCGCACGCTTTCGATGAACAATCTGCGCGGACAGAATATTCCCATCAAATTGGCGCGGCTGCTTGTTGATCTACACAACGATTACAGCTCCCAGGAAATCCGGGCGATGACCGGTATCGGTGAGGATGAACAAACATCGGTCCTGAAGCTTCTGCAGGTGCCGGATTTCAACCCGTCAGACGGCATCAAGATGACAGCCCAGGACGTCGAGCGTCCGATCTCTGTGAACCTGCTTCTGCTGCCGGATGAGCACTCCGCATATACGACGGCCATGAAGAAGGCCATGAAGATCGCAGGTGATGACGTTACCGCGTTGATCGGTCATGAGGTCGCCAGCTACGACAATGCCATGAAAGCTGCCATGGGCATTGCCGGGGCAAAGCTGCGCAACGTCGCGCTTGCGGTGATCTGCGAGACTTTCAACGCATTGCCCAAGGACAAGCAGGCCGAGATCGCTAAGGCTGCCCACGCGAAAATCTACGACAAGCTCGCCAACGACGCTGAGGCGAAGGAGGCGAAGAAACAGGCGGCGGCGAAGAAGAGCTGATGTCCAAGGTCAAGATCAGGCGGAAGAGGGTCGATCTGAAGAAGGTTAGGGAGCGCCTTCCCTTGGAGGAACGCGCCACCCTACCTAACCGCGTGGAAGTTCCTGAGAGTCCACAGTACGACCGCACCAACGGCGAGGCTCAGGAGTACGACGAGCAGCAGGTGGCTCGTGTCGAACTCATGATGATGAAGGGCGTACGCAACAAGCGGCAGCTTATGGCCCTTCTGGACATCAACGACGGGCGTGCAATGGATCGCTATATCAGGCGGGTACATGCACGATGGGAGGTCTTCGGAACGACGCAGGATTTCGCTCGGCATCGCGGCGAAGGGCTTGCCCGCCTGGACCTCATTGAAAGCGAACTCTGGTCCCGCCTGACCAACCTGGATGAGAAGACGAGCCCACAGGCTCCACTTGGTTATCTAAACTCGATCTTGAAAGTACATGAGCACCGTTCGGAGCTGCTTGGCCTGACTCCGAAGGTGATCGCGCACATCGGCACCACAGACGATGGGGGCGCAGAGTTCACGCGGAAGGTGGCCCAGCAAGACCGCCTCATGGCTCTCGCACAGCGCATGTCCGAACTGATCGATCAGCGCATGAAGGTTATCGATCATGGTGGGGAAGGCACGTAAGGTTCCTCAATCGGTACTTGATGAGGTGGCACAAGAGCTTTGGACGGAAGTCGCCAACGACTACCCCGAAGACCTGGACGTGGTGATGTCGTTTCTAAAGGAGGCGGCAGCCAATCCCGACGCGCTCAAAAGGCTGATACGTTTCAAACACGAACCGGTCAGCCCTCGCGAGTTTATCGAGGGCGAAGCCTACATGAACAAGCCCACGGCAATGTGGCCGCTTGTCATGCGGGAGTTCGAAGAACTTAACAGCGGAAAGTACGTTGAAAGCGTGCTGACGGGCGGCATCGGCGTCGGTAAGACGCACCTCGCGCTCTACACTCAGGCGTACCAGCTCTACCTGCTCTCTTGCATGCGCGACCCGCACGCCGAATTTGACCTGGACCCGACGTCAGAAATCGTCATCGTGTTCCAGTCGCTGAACAAGAACCTTGCTGCCGGCGTCGATTACACGCGGTTTCGCGCGATGATCGAGAGTGCGCCGTACTTTAAGGCGCATTTCGCTTTCGACACAGACATCACCAGTGAGATGCGCTTCCCCAAGCGGATCATTGTAAAGCCGATCAGCGGACAGGATACGGGTGCAATCGGCCAGAACGTGATCGGGGGGTTGATTGACGAAATCAACTTCATGGCGGTTGTCGAAAACTCGAAGCAGTCGAAAGACGGCGAAATCTACGATCAGGCGGTCAAGAACTACAACTCTATCGCCCGCCGTCGTGAGAGCCGCTTCATGCAACTTGGGTCTCTGCCTGGGATGCTGTGCCTGGTGTCGTCGCGCAACTATCCGGGGCAATTCACCGACAAGAAGGAGGAAGAGGCTCGAACGAACCCGCGCATCTTCATTTACGACAAAAGGGTTTGGGAAGTTCGGCCTGAAAAGTTTACGCAGGACCGGTTCCGCATATTCGTCGGAGACCAGACCCGGAAACCTTATATCCTGGATGACGAGGCAGTTGTGCCCGAGCAGGATGCCCATCTCGTGATGCGCGTTCCGTTGGAGTACAAGAAGCAGTTCGAAACGGACATGCTTGCTGCCCTTCGGGATATTGCCGGCGTAGCGACACTTGCACTGCACCCGTTCATGCTGAACACCGAAGCTGTCGCGGCCTGCTTTGGCGTCGTGCCGTCTATCGCATCACGCGATGATGTGGATTTCGTCACCACGAAGCTGAAGCTCTACCCGAAACGCATCGTCAATCCCATGGAGCCGCGCCTGGCTCATATCGACTTGGCCTACTCGAAGGATAGTGCGGGGGTCAGTATCGGCCACGTGGTGGGGTTCAAAAAGTGCAATCGCGGCGATCACACGGAAATGCTCCCGATCATACGGTTTGACCTCGTGCTGGAGGTCAAGGTGCCTGTCGGAGGCGAGATAGAGCTTTCGAACGTGCGTAAGCTGCTCTACGTGCTCCGGGACAAGATGGGCTTGCCGATCAAATGGGTGAGTTTCGACGGCTTTCAGAGCCGCGACAGTATGCAAATCCTCTACCAGAAGGGCTTCATCGTCCATTACCAGTCGATGGACAAGGACACGGACGCCTACGATTTTACGAAGCAAGCGTTCTATGACGCCCGAGTGCAAGCACCTGAGCATCCCAAGGCGCAAGGTGAGATGGTGTCCCTGGAGATTGATACAAAGAAGGGGATCATCGATCACCCGCCGCACGGCTCAAAGGACGTGTCGGACAGCATGGCTGGCGTGGTCTACGGCCTGACGATCCTTCGCGAGATATGGCTCCGCTATGGCGTCCCAATGCACCAGGTGCCGTTGGCTGTGCAGCATCGAAAGGAACCGGAGCAGGCCACCAAGATCAAGAAGGGGGCCGGCATGGATTTCGAGGAAATGGTCGATGGCTAGATACCGCTCGTGGAGCGACACGGCGCTGCGGGGTTTTGAGGACGCGCTGGACGAACGTGGCATCCGATACGTGACGAAACGTTACAGCGTCGATACCGAGATCGAAGTTGACGCCCTCGCTGCGGAGTGGGGGCTTACAAGAAAGGTTGAGAAAGATGAACGCCGAAGGATTGTTTGACATTCGTGAGCGTGACCAGCTCGTGGTGGAGAACGCATTGCCCGCGCACATGATGTTTTTGATGATGGAGGAATGCCAGAAGATCGGTGTCGAGCTGCGCGCTGACGTGATGCACAAGCTGAATGTTGCAGCGGCGAGCCCTCTCGCGAAACTCGATCAGTTCTCTGTCGCACGATTGGCGAAGCGGATAGATGACGCGGCAAAGAACCTCCTGCACGATCTGTCGCCAGACGACCCCAGGCACGGCCTCTACGTCTGTGCGATGTTCTGCTTGTCCCTGGTGGACGAGGGGTTCCTTGACGACCGAACAAATCAGGCCGTGCTCGTGTCTCTATTGCTGATGTCTGACATCGAAGACGAGAACAAGGACGTTGATGGGGAGGGGGCAATCTGGAGGATCGAACAGGCACGCTGGAAGAAGGAAGCGGGCTCTCTGCATGTGCGCGCAGCCTTGCAGGGGCTGTACAATAAACGACGACATTAACGTGCAATTAATTGCACATTTTTCTTGCTTGGGGGCGGCATACTGTTAGGATGATTGAAGCCACAATGAACCAAGGAGGGTTACGTGGATCAGCGAATTTTCAGGTTCTCCCAGAGCCACTGCGACTGGACCGGCAGCGCGTCTGACGCCAAGAAGTTGCTTGGTGGCAAGGGTGCCGGCTTGGTGAAGATGTGTCAGGCCGAGATGCCCGTGCCCCCCGGCTTCACGGTGACCACAGCCGTCTGCAACCAGTATATGGCTGCTCCGGACGATACGACCGAGATGGCGAACAGCAAGGATGTCTTCATCGATCTGCTGATGGAAGAGATTGTGGAACACGACAAATGGCTGAGAGGCGAGATGGGCTTTACGCCACTCGTATCAGTTCGGTCGGGTGCCCCGATCTCGATGCCAGGCATGATGGACACGATCCTGAACGTCGGCCTGACGGACAAGACGCTGCCGGCGTGGGAGGAACGTATCGGTGAACGGGCGGCTCTCGATAGCTACCGACGCCTGATACAGATGCTCGGAGCCACAGCTTATGGCGTTGCCATGGTGCTGTTTGACGAGCACCTTGAAGACATCAAAGACGCCACCGGCGTGTCGGAAGACGGTGATCTGACCCCAGACCATCTGCGAGAGCTGATCAAACGCTACAAGATGGTGTTTCAGGCGGTCACGCAACACGAGTTTCCGCAGACCCGAGAGGAACAGCTACGGGCTGCCACGAAGGCCGTCTTCGACAGCTGGATGAACGAGCGTGCTATCGAGTATCGCAAGATCAACAAGATCGATGAGGCTATGGGCACAGCCGTCAACATTCAGGCAATGGTGTTCGGCAACATGGGCGACGACAGTGGATCAGGCGTGGCGTTCACCCGCGACCCCTCGACGGGCGAGAACCACACGATGGGCGAGTACCTGCACAACGCGCAGGGGGAGGACGTGGTGGCGGGTATTCGAACACCATACTCGCTGGACGAACTCTTTGAGACGAAGAGCCCGCCTTGGGCCACGGAGTTCTGTACGCTCTGCTCCGATCTGGAAGCGATGTACGACGACATGGTGGATTTGGAGTTCACCGTTCAGCAGGGCAAGCTGTGGTTGCTGCAGAGCCGTGTTGGCAAGCGTTCGGCACGAGCTGCCTTCAAGATTGCGGTCGATCTCGTGAAGGAAGGTGTGATCGACAAAGGGACCGCGCGGTCGCGCCTGACGAGCGACCAGTTCAAGATTGTACGCAGGCCCGCCATCGATCCGACATTCAGTGGTCCAGCGCATTATGAAGGTCTGCCAGCGTGTCCTGGCGTTGTCTTTGGTGTCCCCGTATTCTCTGCACAGGATGCAATTAATTGCAAAGAGCCTTGCATCTTGATTACGCATGAGACGACCCCGGATGACATTGCCGGCATGAATGCTGCTGTTGGTATTTTGACGCAGACCGGGGGAGCCACCAGCCACGCTGCAGTGGTTGCTCGGGCCATGGACAAGGCTTGCGTGGTGGGGTGCACTGATCTCGACATCACCGGGCTGCAACACAATGCCAAGTACAGTGATTTGAAGCGGGTCACGATAGACGGTTCCACGGGACGGGTCTGGGTAGACACGGAAGTTCCAGTTATCGATAGCTCGGACGCGCCCGAAATTGCGGCAGTGATGGGGTGGTGTATGGACGTGCTTGGGTGTTGCGAGGCGTCCGCCATCGATCTGGGGGCTGACAAACCTCACACAATCATGGCCGCGCATTGGTGGGGAAATCTGGACGTACTGAATGCGATCCTCGACGGTGTGGCCGATCTACCAAGCAGACAGCACGTGACCTTGGACTTGCGAGCGCCTAGCGAGTTCATACCTGATGCGGATGCTGCCCTCGGGAGGTGCTTCGGAGACCAGCACGACGACACACCGTTCCGTGTGGAGATCGCCAAAGTTCTGCATGATCGGGCCGACGAACTGCATGGTTTGTCGATCACGCCGTGGGCGATGTTCCCGGTCCTGCATGAGGCAGGCTACAAACCAGCCGGAGAAGGTATGCAGCACGTGCCAATGGCGGTCCCGGCAGAGTTTGCCGCCTTCTCGGTATTGGGTCGATAAGGTAGACTCGCTGGACACTATGGAGAATTGCGATGCCCCTTGTCTTGAGTGTTCGCCAAGGCGACGATTTCTACGTTTCGGACCAACAGTTCCGTGTCTCGCGCATTTATGACGAGACCAGCTTCACGCTCGTCAATTCGGAAGGCGGCGAGTTTGAGATCACTGAGTCCAAGGCTGAGGAAGTGATGCCCGAAGTGTTCGTGTCCGCAGGCGATCTCTTCCAGAGAGGCATCGTGCGAGCGGTGATTGATGCCCCTCGGGACATGCTGATCCTGCGGGGCGACAAGTTCCGTCACGAGGGCACCTAGAGGAACAGAGGCGATGAGTATCCGTGACTATACGGTCAGTGAGAACGCGATCCAACGGGGCCGGGATTTCGGCCTATGGGGCGATACAGCAAAGCGCCTCAGACGAATGGCAAGAAGAGCGGCACCGGTTACCTCGAAGCATGGAAACCGCCGCTTCAACGAATGGATCATGCTGGTCAAGGATGGAACGATCCAAAGCGTAACTCGACTGTTCAACGGTGAGTAATCTCAACAGAATGCAAGAATGCAAGAAGGCAAGGAGGCCGGAATGATTGAACGATTGAAGCCAAACGGGGTGTTGCCGATCCAACTTGGATGGCGCTATGCAAGACTGAAGTTGGACATCACGGGTGGCCCGTTCGACGCATACCCCATGTTCTGGGCGGAAGACACGTTTGGCGTCTGTGTCCGCGCCGAACGCGTACTCAAGAGCGCGGATGTTCACCTGCCCATCGAAGACTTCTCAGTTCCGAAGGACGCGTTGCAGGTCCAGAATGCTCTGCGGCGCACTTTGGAGGCGGCGTTGCGTGGCCGGCGTGTGTACGTGGGGTGCATGGGCGGTTGGGGGAGGACAGGATTGTTCCTGGCTCTGGTGGCCAAAGTTGCGGGTGTACCGGACCCCGTTGGGTACGTGCGCGAGCACTATTCCAAGCGTGCTGTGGAGACACCTGAGCAGCGAATGTACGTTGAGGCGTTCGACGTCGAACCGATCAGAAGGTCTCTTCCTGCCATGGCGTGGAAGGCTCGCTTCTACCGCCTCTTTTCCTAGAGAAAACATGTGCAATTAATTGCATTTTTTGGTTGCTCTCACATGTCAAAAAGATAGACTTGTGGGAGTAGCCAACATGCACCAAGGAGGGTGACCGTGGCCCTGACCGACCCAAAAACGACACTTGCTTTCCACCAAAGCCGCGTACTCACGTCGCATAGAGACATGGGCGATGTTCCGGTGGCGAAAGTGACTGCCATGGTCGAGGCGTTTCTCAAGAGTGACGACCAACCGAAAACCGTCCCCGAGAGAGAGGCCCTGTGGTTTTACGGGATGAACCACGGCATGGCTCTCATTCAATCGAGACGAGCGGCCCTAGAACCTCTCGATGAGTGGGAGCTCGATTTCGTTGAGAAGTATCACAGTTTTATGGGGCCAAAGGCTGTTCGGGCATTCTACTACCTACTGCTGATCTGTACGCGTGAAAGCCGGCACAATCAGTCGCTGATGTCCGACATGGGCATGATCAAGCAGAAGTTCGGACCTGAAGTCGCAGATTTCTTGAAGTCAGTGAACGGCGGGGAGAGCGGCATCCACAAGGCGCTTCTTAGCTCTCCGCCGAAAACCACCATCGGCAATTATGTCGAATGTCTGCGTTGGCAATTCTACAATAGCAAGTGGAATGGCGGGTATGGCGGCAAGGCGTGGGGACAGGTGACGGATTGCCTGGCGCGCTTCGTCAGCGGAGAGTTCACTGCTGAGATGATGCTCGATACCGTGTGGACCTTGAGCCACAATAACGGCCCCGTGTTCAATAAGGGGCTTTGCTACGCGCACTACGATATGACGTCTCTAATGCGCATCCTCGACGTTCAACGGTCAGGGCAGGTGCCCGAGGCGGTTCTATACGACAAGGTTGTCGCCTCTTACGCTGACCCGGCGCTGAAGGTGATCGTGCACGAGTTGAAGGAGCGCTTTACCGAACTTGGCGATTACGTCGATTGGGAGCGTGTAGAGGCGCTTGGCTCTGTAGGCAAATACCCGTCTGAGAAGGCAGCGCAGGTGAAGAAATACGGCATGTCAGAGGCCGCGAAACAGGCTCAGGCCGAAGCTCTTCAGAAGGCCAAGATTGAAGCCGAGAAGGCGGCAATGGCTAAGGCCGAGTGGGAAAAGAAGTGGTTCACGGTCATGCCGGGGCTACATGTGCAGAAAATACAACGCGCAGCGTGAGCCAAGGAGGGCCAAGTGGGAAAGCGCAAGAATATAGACGACCTCATCTATGGTGATCGTTCGAACGTGCGGAAGAGTGCGTCGATCTATGATTTTGGGGGCAGCAAGGGAAGCCTCGGATACGGTAGCAAATCCAGCGGTTGGACGGGGGAGCGGTGCTACAAGTCCCACCCGCCCTTGAAGCTCCCCGGCAGCGAGCTTGTGATCTATGGAGGCAGCTGCTTGTCGCCGGCTGTCGAGGATGCGGACATATACATCGGCTTCGACGGTGGGATGACGTTCACCGGCAAGCAGTTCCCTTGGACCAAAGGGCATGAATTGCTGTTCCGCATACCGGACATGGGTGTCCCGAAAGATGTCGGCAATTTCGTCAAGCTTGTCAGATGGACCAAAGAGCAGCTGGAAGACGGGATGAAGGTCCATTGCGGATGTATCGGAGGGCATGGCCGTACGGGAACATTCCTTGCTGCGCTTGTCGCTGAGTTCGGGGAGCAGGATGCAATTCAGTATGTGCGCACCAACTATTGCAAGAAGGCGGTGGAGAGCCACGAGCAGATCAAGTTTCTGATGAAGCACTTTGGGGTGAAAAATGCCAAAGGGTCGAAGTCAGGAAGCTCACACAATTACGACCTGATGACGGCCCCGACCAAGAGCAAATCGAAGAGGAAGGTTGATCAGTATACGCCGATCTCCGGTAACGGTTGCATCTGGGATCAGTCGTGAAATTAATTGCACTTTTTCCTTGCTAGGCGACGGTCCAAAGGTAGAATGTTGGTAAGGAAACAGGGGTCAACAAGGAGGTTGTAGTGCCTGTTAAACTCAAACATTCGATGAACGCGCTGGGAGCGATCAAGAAGATCGGCATTCCGCAGCCATTGTTCGACTGGCTGAGCGCCAGCGTCATCGAAGTGAAGCTGACTTCCAAGATGTTCAAGTTCTACGTTCCAGTGGGGGGCGGAACGCAGGAGCACAACGTGGACGTCACGTTGGATCAGCTGCAGAAACTCAACGGGGGAACACTCCCCGCCATTGAGAAGATCAAACTCGGCAAGTCCCTCGCAGCTGCGATCCATATGCTGAAGGATACCTACGGAGACCAGCTACCCCCGGCTGCGGTTGCTGAGGGCGGTGCGCCAAGTGGGACGCTCGGCGCGCTTCCACCGATCCAAAAGAAGGAGAAGCCGACGAACAAGCAGTCGTCGTCTCTCAGTACCAAGTGGGAGGCGTTCGATCTTTCGAAGATGAAATCCGCCCCGCTCGTGAAACTTCGAGACGCGGAGCGCATGTATCAGCCGGTGCACGGCACGTCGGCGGGTAGCCGATACTACCTCGTTGCGGGCAACGACGACCTTCGGATAGCCGCGCGCTACCAAGGCACCACGCTGTCTGTGCGGGTGGAAGGCCCGAAAATGATTGAGCATTCAAAGGCGCTCACGGCAGGCGGTCTCGAAATCAAGTCTTCGAAGGATTACGCCTCCGTGCATTTGCAGGTCGAGGATGACCAACTGGCGTCCAAGACGCTCGGCGCGATCCTTATGGGTTTGGGGGTTCAGCTCGACACGAGCTTCCCGAACTTGAACATCATCAAGGGAGCGTGACGTGCTGACGCGAGAAGAGTTCGACAGTCTTGAGGTTGGCGATCACGTCGAGACCTTCCCGATCTTTCCGACGCTGACGAGCGAGCCGGTTGTCCTCCAGACCGCCGAGGTCAAGCAGGGTCGCCGCGAGTTCGTGGTGACCTACTGCGGGATAACGCTGGGTCGCTGGGCGTGTGTCGTGTCCCAAGGAGGGGAACTGAAATGGCATCTATGACGCGGGCGCTTCTCTATGAGGCCACCGATACTCTCGGATTGCGGTTCGAGCATGACACGGCGACCAACCGTGTTCGTGGTGAGGGGACGCATACTGTTCACTTCAGCAAACTGCCGGTGAATTTCCACAGCAGGATCGTGAGCAGTTCAGTTTTGGACGGTCTCGTTCTTCTGATGGTCCGGGTGAAGGGCAATCTGTCTCTGCTCTTGCAGGTGGAGTCTGACGGGGTGCATGACGTCACGACCGTGCATCTCCTGAACCTAGCCCAGATGGACAAGATCGAGGGGTGGCTCGAAGCCGCCCGACCAAAGAGTGCCGAAGACTGCATCAATCAGCTCGGCAAAGCGATTGTGAAGAGCTTCCTGAAGGTCTCGAAAACGGAATGGCAGGAGCTATGACAGGGCAGGACAGGAATGAAACTGACGATATGGACGGCGGCGGACAGCGACATCGTAACCAAGACATTCTCGGGAGTGTTGCGGTCATTTCGGCCTGACGTACCAGACCACGCGTTCCAAGAGTGGCGAGACCCAAACGAAGAACCCCCCGTGCCAGAGGCCGGGGGTATCGTCGTAGTATGCGGCAAGAAACCCCTCGATACACTTCAAAGGCTGAAGATTGCGCCGAAGAACCGCACCGTGAACTCCATGCGTGAGCGTCCCATACAGTGGGGCGGTGGGCACTATCTGGTTACCTTTGATCCCAATGTAGTGAACTCGGAGCCGGACAAGCAGGCGATCATAGATTGGGACATTCGTCTGGCCGTTCGCCTCATGCGGACCGGATCGCTGATGCCCAAGCTCGGCAAGTATACATGGGTCAATGACTACCAGCCGATGATCGACTGGATAGAACAGCGCTACAAGGCTCGGGGCGGCAAGTCTGTCGATGTCACATGTGACACGGAGACGATGGGCTTTTATCCGTGGTACGAGGACAAAGACATCGTGTCGATCAGCTTCACCGCGAAGCCAGAGACCGCCGAGGTTCTGTATTTGGGGCCGCAAAAGCACCCGATAGAGCTCTCCAAAGATGTCCCACTGTTCGATCAGATAAAATGGCTACTAACCTCCCCGAAGGTGAAGCTGCGCTTCTCCAACGGCAAATACGATCTCATCTGGATCGCGGAGAAGTGGGGCATAGAGTGCACGAACTTCAAATTCGACAATATGCTGGTCGGGTCACTGCTGAACGAGAACAGGTCCAACTCGTTGAACCAGCACGCGAAGATCATGACGCCTATCGGGGGTTATGACGACCCATTCAACGACAAGTACGACAAGGGGCACATGGAGGCCATCCCGGCGAATGATGACTTCCTGATCTATGCTGGCGGCGATACCGACGCCGCCCATAGAGTGGCCGACTGCCTGCGGCAAGAGTTGGTTGATGACGAGCAATTGGCGAACTTCTACATCCGCATCCTACACCCTGCTGCGCGTGCCTTTGAGAAGATCGAGCGGCGCGGCGTTCTCGTTGACCAGGAGAAGTACGAAGTTCTCAGGCAAGACCTTCGGAAGACGATTGACGAGGCGCACAAGGTTACGCTCGGCTTGCTGCCTAACAAGATGCGCATCAAATACCGCGACCGCATTGAAGATCAGTTGGCACAAGGCAAGAGCCCGATGCTTCCGTCCATTCTGAAGGAGTTTTTCTTTAGCCCAAGCGGCCTCAACCTGAAACCGAAGGAAGTGACTGCCAAGACGAAAGAGCCGTCTATGGCCAAGTCTCATCTCCGTCAGTTTGCGAATGTCCCCGAAGCGGCTGACATGGTGACAGCATTGACCGAGGCCGACAGCGCCATGAAGACGCTATCGACCTTTGTCGATGGCTTTCTGAAGCATCTGCGTCCAGATGGTCGCTTCCACACGACGTACTTCCTCGGCAGGGCGGAGTTCGAGGGTCACGATAATGACGAAAGCGGCACGGTCACGGGGCGTCTCTCGGCCAAAGACCCGCCATTCCAGGTGACTCCGAAGAAAACCAAGTGGGCGAAACGCATTCGTGAGTGTTTCCCGGCACCCAAAGGCAAGTTGGTTCTCAGCGTCGATTTTTCGCAGGGCGAATTGAAAGTGGTGGCGTGCGTGGCTCCCGAACCCACCATGCTGAGTGCCTACGAGCAGGGACTGGACTTGCACGCGGTCACCGGGGCGAAGCTTGCCCAGGTGGAACTGCAGGAGTTCCTGACGTGGAAGGACAATCACGAGAAGGAACTCGCGGAGCTCTTCGACAAGCATCGCGGCAACGCGAAGCCAGCCAATTTTGGTTTGCTCTACGGAATGCAGGTTGAAGGCTTCCGCGCCTACGCCTGGGCCAATTACGGCATCCGCCTCACCTACGAGGAAGCCGAGGCGATGCGGAATGCGTTCTTCGAGCTTTACCCCGGCCTTATCGATTACCACGACAAGCAGAAGGAGATCGTCAAGTTCACCCAGATGGTGCGGAGCCCGCTGGGCCGCATCCGCCACTTGCCGATGATCAATGCATGGGACCGTGAAATTCGATCCAAGGCGGAGAGACAGGCAATCAACTCCCCGATCCAGTCGTGCCTTTCTGACATGATGCTCTGGGCTATTGCGCTGATCGATCAGGCGTACCCGAACGGCGAGATCGAGGTGGTCGGAATGATCCACGACGCATTGATCGCGTATATCCCGGAACAAGACGCAGACCTGTGGGCTGGACGGTGTATCGAGATCATGTCTAACCTCCCATTCCACGAGGTTGGCTGGAAGCCGCAGCTGAAGTTTACCGCAGATGCCGAGGCGGGGCCGAACCTCGCAGAAATCAAGAAACTGAAGCTCGCTGTGTAACTTGAGTGTGCAATTAATTGCACGATAGAAGCACTGAGTTGAGGTTGCGCGAGAGGACGATCATGAGCGACGACACGAAGGCCGAGGGCAACGAACGGCCCACGCTGAGACTGGTTTCTGTTCAGAACAGGTTTGCAAAAGCCGAGGCGGATGGCAGCAACAGCACTGTCCACTCCAACGCCCTCGACCCGGAAGACGAGTACAAGCAGTGGTATGTCGGCGGAGAAAACGATGCCGGCGTCCTTGCACCCCCTTACAATCTGCGCCAGCTCGACAGACTGTCCCAGGAAAACAATGCCCTGTCTCCCTGTGTCGAAGCCATGGTGACGAATGTCGATGGTACTGGTTACGATTTCGAGCGGGAAGGGGAGGACAGCGAGAACGCTGAAGACGACAAGAAGATTGAAGAGCTTCGCGACTTCTTCAACGAACCTTGGCCCGGAATGTCGTTCAAAAAAATACGCAAGCTTCTCCGGCGTGATCTGGAGAGGACGGGCAACGCCTACCTTGAGGTGTTGCGGAACGCTCAGGATGAGGTCGTTTTCCTTCGCCACATCGACAGTAAGATGATGCGGTTGGTCACTCTGGACAAAGCGGTTCCGGTTGACCGCACCGTGCGGCGCAAGGGCCGGGACGTAAAAATTTCCGTGATGCAGCGCGAGAGAAAGTACGTGCAGTTGCTGAATGGGGTCTCGCTCGTCTATTTCCGAGAGTTCGGCAGCACCCGTGACCTGCACAAAAGACTCGCCACATGGGCTGCCAAGGGCCAGCGACTTCCGGCTGAGCAGCGGGCGACCGAAGTTATCCATTTCACTGTTCTGCCAGACGCCCACACACCTTACGGCGTACCTCGCTGGATCAGTCAGCTGCCCTCGGTTCTCGGCTCCAGAAAGGCCGAGGAATACAATCTGGAGTTCTTCGATAACGGTGGCATACCGCCTGTTCTGATCCTGTTGCAGGGTGGCACGCTCCAACCGGAGACGAAGGGCGCACTCGACCTGAAGATGGGGAAAGGCACCGCGTCCGCGAAGAACCGCGTTCAGGTGCTGGAGGTAATGCCGTCTGGAGGTACGTTCAACTCTCCAAATCAGGCGCGTGTGACTGTCGAGCGGTTTGGGGCTGAGCGGCAAGACGATAGCATGTTCGAGAATTACGACGAACGATGCGAGACGCGCGTCCGTCGAGCGTTCCGTCTTCCTCCGATTTTCGTAGGTGCCGCAGAGGACTACTCGTTCGCTTCTGCAACTGCTTCCTACGCGGTCGCTGAAGCGCAAGTTTTCAAGCCCGAGCGGGATGAGTTCGATGAGATCATCAACGTCAAGCTTCTCGATGCCATGGGCTACAAAGGCTATAGGATGGTATCCAAGCCCCTTGTGATTGAGGACGCGACCATCAAGCTGCAAGGCATCCAGATGGCGATCTCCACGAACGCCGTCGAGAAGGAAGACGTACTGTACGAGATCAACGAGGCGTCCGGCACTGATATTCGATATAAGGAGCCGGAGAAACCCCGGCCTGGCTTTGATGAGAACGGTAACCCGATCCCAGGGTTTGTGCCCCCGCAGCCGGATGCTGCCGGCGCTGGTGAGGTGGATGACGAGGGCAACGTTGTTCAGCTAAAAACGAAGACCAAGGCAGTATCCACCGACAAGCCGACCAGTGAACCCAACGGAAAGGGCTACACCGGAGCAATCTCCAAGGAGGCCGGCCTGGCGTTGCGGTTGATGACGTCATTGCGAAAGCGTGATGTTGATGGGGTGCTTGCCTTTGCAAAAGTGGCAAACGGCTTGGACGGCAGCGAAGTCGAAGGCTTTGAGCACGCCCTTGCGATGGCGCGTTTCGCTGGGGCCGCAGATTACGATTTGGATGGGCTGGGCGAGCTGTCCGCCGCAACGGTGAGCGTGATTGCCAAGAACGGTGGTTGCGGGTGCTCCCATGGCCATTAAGGACGAAGCCTTCATCGCAATCGAAGAAGCGATAGGCTCTGCCCTCACGAGCGAGTGGGCGCGCAGTCTATCGGGACTTGTCTCTGAGCTGTACGATCTTCTGGCACAGAGGCGGTGGTACGCCGCACACGCCCTGATCGACACGCTCGACCTCGACTACGTGGTTGAACAGTCGCGTGAACAGGTCGAGGAACTGTCCGTTTCCGCCCTTCTTTTTGGGGCCTCACGCGCGGCTGGATCGCTTGGGGCAACCTCCTACATGTCCAGTGGGAAAGCTCTCCCCCACGGCCTACAGCAGGCTCTCGACCAGCTGGACACATCGCTCAAATACAATATCGCGGAAGAGATGCGGTGGGAGCTCCATCGCGTTGTTTCCGAGCTTGAAGACCAACAGAAATACGCACTGCTTCACAAGGATGACCTGTCCCACGATGATCTGGTAGTCGCCGGCCTCGCAAACCCTGACATGGGGTTGGGTAAGCAGTCGCTGTATGTGCATCGCCCTTTGCTTAACTCTGCGCAATTAATTGCATGGGCGAAAGAGCAGGGATTTCCTAGCACACTTCAGCCAGATGATTTTCACGTCACAGTCTGCTTTAGCCGCGACCGTTTGGACTGGAGTAGTATCCCTCCAGAAGCCTCGGAAGTTGTAGCATTAGGTGGCGTGAGAAAGGTTGAGCGTTTCGGGAAAGCCGTAGTGCTGACCTTCGAGAGTGCCGAGATTGCAGATCGTCACGATCAGTTCATTGAAGCAGGGGCTTCGCACGACTTTCCAGATTACCGACCACACGTAACCATCACTTACGAGGGAGCTGATTTCGACATCACCCAGATCGAACCGTACGACGACGAACTGATCTTCGGTCCGGAGGTGTACGCTCCCCTGAAGGAAGACTGGTCTGCTTCAATTTCCGAGCAGACGCTGACCAAAGCTGAGACGATGACTCTTGCCCAGCGCCTAAATGCTGCGGTTTTGGAGGGGAAGGCGCTGATAGACGTCAATGCCAATTTGACGACCTCGCGTCTCATCTCGTTGGGCTTCTTGTCAGAGGCGGTCGAGAAAGACGTTACGACATACCAGGTCAATGAAGTTCTGGATGAAGTCACGTGTCCAGTTTGTCGGTTGATGCACGGCAAGATGTTCGACGTCGTGTCGGAGTACAGCAAGATCACCACGGCACTCTCCACCACAGACCCCCAGGAACTGCGGAACATCGCGCCTTGGCCTAAGAACACAAAGGCTGGACTCGAACAGTTGGAAGGCATGAGCGCTGAGGAAATGCAGCTTGCGGGGTATGGATCGCCACCATACCACCCAAGATGCCGAGGATTTCTTGACCGGGTTGGATCAGTGACCGACCAGGTTCAGATGAAGGCGAAGACCAAGCCATTGATCGAGGCCGGATCAACGGTCGCGCAGAGCGCGCCAGACACTGCGGACGCAATTGCAACGGCGTTCCTTGAGGTGAGCCTGGTTTCCGAGACCGCATTGCGAAAACTGATTGAGGCCATGGCGAACGAGACAGACCGCCAAAAAGTCCTAGCCGCCTATGTCGCGGGTGGTGCCAAAGAGGCCCGCAGACTTCTTTCCAAGTTGACGACCGGATCATGATTTGATCCGGTGTATGTGCAATTAATTGCACAAGAACACGTACGAAATTATGGTCCGACCCAAGTCGATGAAACATCATTTGGGCAAAGAACGTGTTCCAGGAAACTCGCAACAGCGCATGGGGTAACGACGGGTCAGCCGCGACCACCTCATCTGCTGTTGCGAAATCGGGCGACCACCCAGCTGTCCAGATTAAGAAGTGCGACGAGGAACAGCAGCTCGTTTACGGCGAGGTGTATGCGCCGACCGTCCCGGATAGCCAGGGCGATTTCATGTCTCGTGACGAAATCCAGAGGATGGCTCACGAGTTCATGCGGAAGGGTTTGGTCACAAAGATCGATGTCCAGCATACACGCGAAGAGAGCGGCTGTTACGTGGTCGAGAGTTTCATCGCCAGGGACGATGACAACGTGTTTATCCCAGGAAGTTGGGTGCTCGGCGTCAAAGTCCCCGATCCACTCGTTTGGAGCCTTGTCAAGAGTGGTGAGCTGAACGGCTTCTCACTCGATGGCATGGGGGTCCGGGTGGATACCGTTTTGGAGATCAATGTCCCCGACACAATCACCGGGGAGACCGAAGAGAGCGGCGGTCACAGGCACAAGTTCTTCGTCAAGTACGACAGCGACGGCAAGTTCCTGGGCGGATGGACCGACGAAGGTCCAGACGGCTTCAGACACGAAATCCTGCGCGGAACTCTGACTGAGACAGCCAACGGACACGCTCACCGGTTCTCGTTTGTTGAAGGAGTGCTCGATGCCCGAATTGCGAGTTAAGGCCACCGAGCTCGTGGACACAAGTGTCGATTTTGTCTCGCTCGTAAAGCGGGGAGCGAACCGCATCCCGTTCCGGATTGTCAAACAAGAGGATGAAACAATGCTTGACCTGAACAAGATCGGTCGGAAGCTCTTCCAGAAGAACGAGACCACCGGCCCGGAGGTCGTCGCTGCCGTTGTTCCCGCTGGTGCGGACATGGACAAGATGGCCGAGGTGTTCCAGGGAGCCGGACTCGACCCGAAAGTCTTCCTCAAGACCGAGGTTGATGGCGTCGTGACGCTTGCCAAAGCCGACGCCGACAAGGCCGAGGACACCGTGATCATCAAGACCGGCGACAAGGTGGGCCTTGTCATCTCCGGGTTGAAGAAGGCGTTCGACAGTTACAACGCATCTGGTTCCGACTTCTCGGAGGCCGTGAAGGCTCAGGGTTTTTATCCCTCCTTCTGCACGGCGCAGGACGTCCTTGGCAGCTGCGTCAGCGTGGCACTGCACAAGTCTAATTCGCCCACAGAAGCAGCCGAACGTGTTGCCAAGACCGTCGATGATTTCAAGTCTTACGTCAGCGGATTGGCAGCGTCTCTACCGGCGTCGGCGTTCTACGTTGATCGCTACTACTCGGACATCGCCAAGGCGGGTGAAGAGACGCCGGCAGAGGCGAAGAAGGAAGAGCCGTCCGAGGCCGACAAGGCGAAGGAAGAAGCCGACAAGGCGAAGACCGAAGAGGCGAAGAAGGAAGACGGCCCCGACGACGAGCCGAAAAAGCCTGAGAGCGCCGAGAAGGCGGACGAGCCCAAGGCCGACGCGCCGAATGCCGAAATTGCTGCCCTGAAGAAGTCCCAGGACGATCTCATGGGTGTTCTGAAGGAACTGCAGAAGTCGGTGACCAGTGCCGTATCCGGCCTCAAGGATGAGGTCAAAAAGGACATGGCGGACATCAACTCCCGCGTCGAGAAAGTGGCCCAGCAGGCCAAAAAGACTGACGCGGCTCTGAATGGCACCGTGTTCGCGGAGCCTGATGGTGAAAAGCCGAACCAGCTTGAAAAGCAGGAAGGCTCTCGGGGAGCACCGCCACTTCTCGACACCGCCTACGACCGCCGCGAAGTCGCATGATCGCGCGCAAAGCCAACTGAAACCCTTACGAGGAAACAGAAATGTCCAGCAACAGCTCCCTCCTTCGCAAGGCCGACCTCGCGATTGAAGACCTTCGCGCCGACGGCGGCGAACTCAACCCCGAACAGGGCGCATCGTTCATCCGCAAGATGATCAAGCAGCCCACGCTGATCCGGCGCTGCCGGGTGGTGGAGATGTCGGCGTCGAAGCGCAAGATCAACAAGATCGGCTTCGGCAAGCGCATCCTACGGAAGGCAACCTCCGGTGTTGCGCTTACCCAGGCGCAGCGGTCCAAGCCGACGACTGAACAGATCGAGCTCAGCACCAAGGAGCAGATCGCTGAGGTCCGTCTGCCCTATGACGTTCTCGAAGACAACATCGAACGGGCGTCTGCGGCGAACAACGAAGGCTCGAACACCGGCCCCGGTGGTCTCCGCCAGACGATCATCGACCTGATCGCTGAGCGGTCGGCCCTCGACACGGAAGAGCTGGGGTTGCTCTCCGATACGGCGTACACGAACCCAGGCGACCAGGACGACGAGGATTTCCTCTCGCAGGGCGACGGCTGGCTCAAGATCGGTTCGACCGAAGGCAACGTCTACGACGCGAACAACCAGACGGTTTCCAAGCGCCTGTTCAAGAACGGCCTCAAGACGATGCCGGTCCAGTACCAGCGCAACAAACCGTCGATCAATCACTTCGTGTCTGTCAACCAGGAGACCGAGTACCGAGATACCCTGGCGGATCGCGGCACCGGTCTGGGCGACAACATGGTGCAGGGTACGGCACCTGTGTATGCCTTCGGTTCCCCGGTGACTCCGGTTGCACTCATGCCAGAGGACAAGGGCATCTACACGGACCCGCTGAACCTTATCTTCGGTATTCAGCGCCAGGTCAGCCTTGAGTTCGACAAGGACATCACGGCCCGCGTTTACATCATCGTCCTGACGATGCGTGTGGACTTCCAGATCGAGGAAGCCGAAGCCTCGGTGGTGTACGAGACCATCGGCACCGAAGACTAACGGTGTTGTGAAATTAATTGCACGTGGGGCTGGTCTATCGTAGGCTGGCCCCGCTTGTTTTTGTGGCTGCTAAGGAGAGCGAAATGCCAACTGCAAAACTGCTGGAGCCGGTACGGCTCAATTTCCTCGGGCGCATCTGGGAGAAGGGCGTAGAGGAACCTATCGACAACGAGACCGCTGCAATCCTTGACGACAATCCGCGCTTCAAGGTGCGTGGGTATGCCGGGGCATCTAACGACGAAGATGATGCTCGTTCTCTGCGACCGAAGGCGAAGGCTGACCTGGCCATAGCCATCCGAGCCGCTGTCGATGAACTCGACGTGGACGATGATGCGAACTTCACGGCGTCCGGTGAGCCAAACCACTTCGCTGTTTCGTCAGTTCTTGGCTACTCGGTTACCGCAGCTGACGTCTCGGCGGCCCTGAAGGCGAAGGTGAAGCCGGCTGAGACTGAAGGCGATCTCTCCGACGAAGGAGCGGAAAAACGGAAGGCTCGGTCGAAGGTGAGCATCAAGCGGGTTCCCCGCGAGCAGGCTGAAAAGGCCGTAGCTGCCGCCGCCAAGACCAAACAGCCCGAGCCGAAGATCGAGGCTGAAGGTGACAGTTCGGGCGGCAAAGACCCGAGCACAGAAGGTGCGATGGAGGTTTAAACCGATGTTCCTGACTTCTGTCTCTGGCATACGGGAAGACCTCGGCTTCGATGATATGACCGACATCAACGATGCGATCTCGATGGCTTTGAACGCCGCCGAACCGCAGCTCGCGTCGGCTCTGAACACGTCGTTTGCCAGAGCAGAAGTCACCGACACGTTTTGGGTTCCTGAGCCAACAGTGATCGATGGCCCCCACCGCAGAACTGAGTTCTGGTTGTCGCGTGGCTTCATCATAGGGACACCGACGGTGACCGGATTTGATGTTGCAGACGACGCAATCGTCTACGACCGTGAAAAGGGGGTGGCCCGTGATTGGAACACGTACTACGTTCGCGCCCACGTTGCGTTCACCTATCAGTCCGGGTTCGAAGCCGATACGGATGTGTCCGGCCAGTACAAGCTTGATCAGGTGCCATCCTGGCTTCAGGAAGCAGCTCGATTGCAAGCACTCGTCCACCTCTCAAATGCCGCCCCGATAACTGAGGCTGGTATCAAGATCGAGGTTGAAACCTACAAAGCCCAGCTCGCGTCCCTCATGACGGACCACATTCGGTACGCACCGATGGCACTGTACCCTCTCTGAGGTGCCCATGGCGAACGAGCTCACCCTTGAATTTGAGTTTCGCAACAGGCGCTTTAAGGACGCCGAGCGCGGTCTTCGCGCCTTTCATCAGACGCTCAAGAAGGATTGGGACGGGTCGGCCAAAGTCCTAAGCCGTGAGTTGCGCGACTTTCTGGAGAATGTTGCCCAGGCACTGACTGAGCGGCATTCGGGCGCATGGCCGGGAGGGACAACGAGTGACACGCTTTCGCGTCGATCAGGAAAGATGCTGCAGACCATCGTCAACAGCGTAGACGTTCGAGGAAAGAAATTCACCACCATTGAAGGCGTGATTGGCGGCTCTGCCATCGCTGCAGTTCACGAGTTCGGGGCAACGATCACTCCGAAGAAGGCCAAGTACCTGACTATCCCGCTGCCCGCTGCATTGAACAGTGACGGCACACCGAAGAAGAAGTCTGCCCGAGAATGGCAGCACACTTTCGTGGCCAAGAGCAAGGCGGGAAATCTGATCATCTTCCAGCGGCAGGGAACGAAGATCGTTCCTCTGTACGTCCTGAAAACCAGCGTCACCATCCCCCCGAGACTCGGCATGCAGAAAACGCTTACAGCGGGTCTGCCGTACTTCGTTGACCGGTCCATGGACGCCATTGTTCGTGCCGTTACTGCGGCGAAGTGAGGTTCAAATGACAGACAGTGTGCGGCTGCAAATTCTCCAGAAAATCGAAGATGCGTTCAGAGGTGTGCAGCCACCGGACCCAGATGACATCAACCACACCCCCAGCGACAGTGATTGGCCGTTTGCATTCTCGACAGTTGAGATCGGCCCGCTGGCTGATGAAGACCACCGCAAACGCTATGCGGTTGGCATCGTACCAGGCCCCGAGAAAGAGCGTTTCACGTACCCGTATATCGAGTGCAATTGGACCGTTGGGATCGAGTTTCGCGTAACCGTGAATAAGAACGACCCGAAGCCTGCGATCATGGGGGAGCGAGCTCTAACGGTAATCAAGCGCGTCGTGGACCTGGATAGAACCTGGGGCGGATTGGCGATTGATACGAAACGCAAGGGCACAGAGATTGATATGACCACCTACGGGGACAAATCAGTGGTCGGCGTTCTGTTCATAGAGGTCATGTTCCGACACTCGCATTTTGATCCCCGAGACCCACAACCGGACGTGTAGGCATACCGCATCAACGCGCACGCATTGACCCTTTTTCCGTATGTGCAATTAATTGCACGCGCAACAAAGGCGAGGTTCGTGTCGTGAGCAGCAAACTCAAGATCAGCAAGACCCAGACGCAGGCGGATGACACGTCTGAGGATCAGGTCCAGGCGGAGTCTGTCGTGGAGGAAGCCACTGCGACGAATGACGAGCCCGTCAATGCTCCTACTGAGGTTGCCGCCACAGAGACGCCCACGCCCGAAGACTATGGCAAGGGCGGTGTTTACCGCTCGATTGGGGGAGGCAAACGGGTCCGTATCTGAGCCCAGCCTCCGCACTAGAAAGGGAAAGGTGCCCCATGCCTATCGACCAGCTCAAGAAGAAGACGTTCTCCGGCACGTCCAACATCTTCAACGGCTTTCTCGAAAAGAAGCTGAATGAAATCATCGCGGCTGTGAACGCTGGTGGCGGTGGAGGCGGCTCCGTCGCGTGGGGCGACGTGACCGACAAGCCTGCTGTTATTGCCGCTGGTGCCGACCAGGCCGAGGCGCGCACAGCAATCGGCGCGGGTACGTCCGACCTGACGTCGGCAGACGCGGTTTCCGCCATGGCCAATAAAGCTGAGGTCGCCGCCCTTGCACCGGTGTCGGAAGCTGATGCCACCGACGGGGCTACGGCAGCAACGCTCGCCAACGCGAACAAGGCCGCCATCAACGCAATCGTCGCGGCGCTCAAAGCCTAAGCGGTGACGGACAAGCGATCTCCAACAGAAGGAAACAAGCTATGACCGTTACAGCTCCGCTATTGACCCGGCGCGCAGTTCTGCAGGCGGCGATAGAGGCGAACTACCGTGAGGAAGCCGCCGTGGGGGTCAACGATGCCCTCTACGTTGAAGAGCCCGACTACGCGGTGGATGTGAACCTGCTCGAACGAAATTTCGCGCGGGACGACCTTTCTCCGCTTCCGAACATTGTCGGTCGCCGTATGGCATCCATGACGTTCACAACGGAACTCAAAGGTTCCGGCTTCCAGAACAGCGGCAACATTGGCGATGCTCCGCTGATTTCTCGTCTGTTCCGCGCCTGCGGATACTCTCTCACGGCCAACGCCGCGCCAGATAGCACCGTGGTGTACCCGCTCGGTCTTCACAACGTGGAAGTCGATTGGGCGATTGACGTGGCTGCTGCCGCGCACACTGACCTGATCAACTATACGCTCGAAGTGACCACGGGCGGCGCATCCGGCGTTGCTGAGATCACAATCATCTCTGACACGGATGGGGAAGGGTCTGCCGCCGCCATTGTGACTGACGGACAACCGATCACCCTCGGAACGTCCGGGATCACGTTGACGCCGACATGGGTAGGCGAGCTACAAGTCGGGAAGCGGTGGACGATCTGGGCGATGCCGGTCGGTCTGCGTCTGGACCCTATCTCCGACAATTTCGAGAGCCTGACGCTCGTTCTGAATATGGACGGTGTGCAACACAAGATGCTGGGTTCGCTCGGAACATTCTCGGTTACCGCCGAGGCCGGCGACTATGCGCGCATCGAGTGGGAGTTCCAGGGGACATTCCTCGATCCAATCGATGTTCCGATGCCGATCTGCAATTACGAGAAGTCCCTGCCTTCCCAGGTGGAGCTTGCCCGTCTTCGGATCGACCGCGACTATACCATCGTCAATGCGTTCAATTACACGCAGGGCAACGACATTCAGATCAGGCCAGACGTCAGCTCCAAGGAAGGCTACGTCGGGACACGCATCGTTTCCCGTGCTCCTGAAGGAGGTATTGACCCTGAAGCTGAACTGGTCTCGAACCACGACTTCTGGGGCAAGATGGGCGCAGCCGAACGCATGACATTTCAGATGCGCGTGGGCACTGAGGCCGGAAACACGGTGTGGTTCCTCGCGCCAAGTGTTCAGTACACCGGCCTGACGTACCAGGATCGAAACGGCATTCGCACTTACGATGCGCAGCTTCGGTTCTCGCGTGTTCTCGGAAACGACGAACTCTGCATCGTTCTGATCTGAACGATGCAATTAATTGCAAGCGGTGGGACCGGGGGAAGGTGGCAACGCCTTCCCCTTTGCTTTTTGGGAGCCCGTGATGGCCGGATACACAACAAAAGTTTACGTCGTTCAGCAGGCTGATCGGGACGGTAACCTGACCGGTCCCGTGATAGCCGCCAAGTTGACGTTCAAAGATGCCCACCAGATCGCCAAGGATTTTGCACCCGCAAGAGTAACGCCCTTCATCGCGGACAAGAGCCCGACACCGAACAACCCGGACCATCCGGCATTCCGCCCCGATTGCAATTAATTGCACAGTGCGCCAATCATTCCGGCACTGTTCGTGTGAACAGCCACCGCCACGCAGCCAGGAGGCAGATTGATGGCACTGATCGCTATGACCGTCTCGGATACGGTCGAACACGTTTCTGAAAAAGACCCGGCCCGCACGGTCACGAAGGTTCTCATTGACGAGAACGATCCCGCGAAAGGTACGCGGGATGAGGTGAACATTGGCAAAGGCGCAACCAAGTTCTTTCTGAAGCCGCTCGATGTCTTCCTGATGGGCTACATCTACGACAATGCTTCCTCGCTTTCGGGTAAGGAGGGCAGTGACGAGATCGGCATCAAAACGCGCGTCAACCAGACGAATATCGACGCCGTTCGCCACGGCCTCGCCGGCTTCCAGAACTTCCTCGATGCCAAGGGCAACCACATCAAGTTCAGCACGACCAAGATCGTCGTCAACGGACGTGATTATGAGGTGGCTGACGATGAGACGATGCGCAAGCTCGGCATTCGCCTGATCCAGGAACTGGCGACCCGCATCAAGGAGATCAGCGAGGTCTCGGCGGAAGAGGAAAAAAACTAAGGCTGGGCGTCACCGCAGTTCGGTTGATGCCCGAGCGTGATTGCGCTGCCTGTACCAAGCGGGAGTTGTGGGGATGCACCGCCAAAAGGTGGAGAGATCATCCACCGCACGAGCCGGACCAGCCTTCGAATTGGGTCCGACCGGCCAAAGCTCCGGTCACCATTCAGGGGGAAACGCTCTACTCCTGCCCGAGGCAGCATATTCGGGAGAACCCCGGCTACTGGAGCTGGTTGCTGAAATTCTACGGCCTCTACAAGAAAGGCTTCATGCCTGGGGCTGGAGGCGTTCTCGACCAGTCCAACAAGGCGATTGAGGTGTTCCGCGTTCTCGATGACGCGAACGACCAGTGTGACCGCGCCGAAGCCGAGAAGGAAAAAGCCCGCAACAACAAGAGGCCACCAGGAACACCGGGCCGTCCGCGTTGAGTGAAATTAATTGCACAAGGTGAGGCCCGATGAACGGCGAAGAACTCGAATTCATCCTGCGGATGAGAGATGAGGCCACTGCCATCCTAAACAAGGTTGGCGGTGGCTTCGACAAAGCCGGTAAGGGTTCCAAGGGGTTCACCCAGGAGAACAAGAAGGCATCGGATAGTCTGACGGAGCTTTCTCGCAAGGCGAAGGAGGCGACAAAAGCCGTTGCTGGTATGTGGGCCTCAATGCGTCTCGGGCAGGCCACCATACGCACATTCGCCACGTACGAGCAGGGGATGCTCAACGTCCAGAAAACCACGAACCTGTCCGCACAGGCGATGGACGATTTCAGCAACAGGTTCGACGCGCTCGCACGCGATATGGATGGTGTGTCGATCGAGTCTCTTCTCGGCATTGCAGGTGCAGCCGGTCAGCTCGGCGTGACCGGGGTGCAGAACATCCAAGCCTTCACCGAAACGATGGGGAAGCTTCAGACAGCCTCTGACGTCGTTGGAGACGAGGGATCGAAATCCATCGCCAGGCTGCTCACGATCACCGGGGACGGGATCGGCCAGGTCAAGACGTTCGCGTCTGTGCTTGTTGGTCTCGGCAACAACACGGCTGCGACCGAGAGTGAAATCCTTCGCATGACTGCAACGCTGGCGCAGTCAACGGCTCAGTTCAAGATCGGTTCAACTGCACTCGCGGGTCTGGGTGCTGCCGCCGCGCAGCTCGATATGCGACCGGAACTCTTCGGTACGGCGGTCGGTCGCACACTCAACCGCCTCACGGAAGCTGCGCAGGACGGCACAAAAGGCATGGACATGCTTACGCAGGCGACGGGCCTCACGCGGCAGCAGTTCCAGGCGATGATTGCTGACAATCCCACGGAAGCATTCGTGACGTTCCTTGGCGTCCTGCAGGCTCTCAATGCCGACGGTCAGTCGATCACAGGTTTCTTGCGTGAGTTCCAGCTTCAAGGGGAGGAAAGTATCCGCGTCCTGGGTACGGCGGGTATCAACGTCGATTTGTTCCGAGAAAAAGTAGAGCAGGCGCGCAAGGAGGCTGCGAACCCTGTCGCTCTGGACAAGGAGTACGAGAACTTCGCCAAGGGCCTCACAGCACAGTGGGAGGGCCTACGCAACTCGATCAAGCTGTTGGCGAAGGATTTGGGCTTGGCTCTCGGGCCGGCGCTCAAGAGCATGATCAGCGCTGCCAAAACCGCCGTGGACGGGATTGCCGCCGCTTTCAACGTTCTACCGGATGCGGTGAAGCCGTGGGTTGCGGCCATTGCACTTGGAGCACCTGCCATCAAGGGACTTGTCATCGCCCTGCGGCTTGTCGGACCGGCAGTCGCTACGGCTTTTGGCCTCACGCGGATTGCGGCATTCACCAAGTCTCTGTCGGGCATAGGCGGGTTGGTGCTCTACCTCATCAACCCGTTCAAGATGTTGCGTCTCGCCATCATCGCGGTGACCGCCTTTGCACAGGGCTTCATCGGTGCGTTGGTCGCGGGCTTTGGTGTCGTCCCGGTCCTGATCGGGGCTGCTGTGGCCGCAATCGCAGGTATCGGCATAGCGCTGTACAAGAATTGGGATGCTGTGAAGGCATTCTTCAGCCAGTCGTGGAGCGAAATCGGCACACAGCTTGTCGATATGATCACCGGGGCCTTTACGAACGCCATGGCCAAGGCCCGTGGCATTTGGGAGGACTTCTGGAATTGGGCCACGGGGCAGTCGATCTCTCAAAGGGCGTTCGAAGCCAACGCTGCCGAGGCCGGCAACACGTTCCAGAAGATGTTGGACGGTATGGAAACGACCGTCGATGTCACCCCCAAGATCAATACCGACGGAGTGGCCGGTTTACGTGGCCTGTCGGACAGCAACCGGGAAGCGCTCGCCGGACTGGACGATCTGCGGAAGGCGAAAGAGGAAATCGCGGAGATTGAGAAGGCACTCAAATCTCTGCGCGAAATCTCGGACTTGTACCCAGAGTCCAACGACGCACGAAGCGAAGCAGAAATTCGGCGCTTGGAAGCCCAGCTTGAGTTGCGCAGGCGGCAGCTTGATCCGGTCAATGAGCGGCTGCGTCTCATGGATATTGAGATTGCCGACGCTGCCGCGATCACGGCGGAAGAGCGCAATCGCCTCGAAGTGCTCTCGGAAATCCGTGCCCTTGAAGAAGAGATTGGTCGCCTGACGGAGCAGCAGAAGTCCTCTATCGAGGCGCGCGTGCGGGCACTACAGGATGCACGCAAGAACGCTGCTCTCAAGGAAATGACACAAGACCTGACCGAGCAGTTCCGCGAGGCTCAGGCGATCACGCGAGCCGAAAAGAATAGGCTTGCTGTGCTACATGAGATCAATGCTTTCGAGCGTGAGAACGGTCAGCTGAAGGCGGGTCAGCGGCAGGAACTGGAGCGGCTTATACAAGCAACTCAGCAGGCAGATCAGTTCAGCAGTCTCAGGTCCAACCTGGACCCGCAGGGCGAGGCCATCCGAGCCTATCAGGACGACCTGGCAACCCTAAGAGCAGAGTACGAGAGCGGTCGCCTGTCTGCCGAAAAGTACAAGCAGATGGTCGATCAGCTCAACCGCAGCACGATGACCGCGCGTGATCCGTTCGCTGGGCAGATGAAGTCACTGCAGCAGCAAATGGACCTGCTACGCATCACAGGCGACTACAAGGATGCCGACCGAAACACTCAGCGCACCATCAACCAGCTGACTGAGCAAGGCGTACGCTTGACAAAGGATCAGGTGTCCGCGCTGTCCGCTGCGAACCGCGAGCTCCAGGACATGGAGAAGGCGCAGAACAGTGGCCTTCAGGGCTGGATGAACAGCGTTGGTTCGCTGAAGGACAACCTGCTCGATCTGACGCAGGACTTCGCCTCCGGCCTGTCGGATGCACTCGTTGGCGTATTTACGGGGCAGAAGGGCGCGATCACGAACTTCCTGCGCAGTATTGCTACCAGCATGGTTCGCCTGGGTGTGAACCAGCTGATGAAAAACATGATGCAGGGGTTTCAGTCGGGTGCCTCCGGGATGGGTGGGGGCGGCGGTATCGGCGGCTTCTTCTCCCGCTTGTTTGGTCGTGGTGGGCAGGGCTCTGCTCCAACCAAGGATGCGGCAAGCGGTGTGCAGGATGCGCTTCAGGCAATGAACGCTGCCACCATGAATGTTACTGCCGCGACGGTGATGATCAACGGGTCTCCCGTGGGGGTTCCCGGCGTAGGCGGACCCACGACCGGCTCAATCCCTTTTAGCGGATCGTCCGGTGGTTCGGGTTCGGTGTTCGACAAGATTATTGGGGCTGGTGGCGCGGGGAATACAAACCTTGCCAGCATTGGCTCACAGATCAACAGCGCTGTCGCGCAGTCGGCATCCTCTGCCGTGGACAACGCGACGAAGTTCCTTGGCATGAGCGAGCACACGAACGCCAGCCAGCTTAACTCGTTCATGAAGTCGCAGGGCGTGGACATCGACGCGGCCAAGACCGCTTGGTGCGCCGCCTTCGTCAACTCGAACCTGGAGTCAGTCGGTGTCGATGGCACCGGTTCCCTGGTCGCCAACTCGTTCCTGAAATGGGGCGAGGGTGTGAACCCGAAGGACGTTCTCAAAGGCGATGTTCTCGTCCAGCACCGCAATAAGGGATACGGAAACACGGGGGGCCACGTCGGCTTCGCAACGGGCAACACGAAGATGTCGGAGAAGGGTCTTCTGTTGGAGATGCTTTCCGGCAACGAGAAGGATCGCGTTCAGAAGTCGTGGAAGTTGGCGGACCAGGTAGCCGTGCGCCGTGCGACGTCTGAAATGGGGAATAAACCCCTCGACGCGATGTCAACCGCTTCAGTTCCCGAAGTGCAGCAGCTGACCAATCAGTGGCAGCAGCAGATGGCTACTGCGAACGCAAACATCGCCCAGCAGATGCCCCAGGCGTTTCAGGCTCCGATGCAGAATGTTGGTCAGCAGTTCGGACAGGTGTTCACCCAGGGAGGCAATGCTCTGCAGCAGGTTGCCCCGCAGTTCCAGAACATCGCGCAGCAGGCGCAATCCATAGTTCCTCAGTTGGGCGGATTTGGGCAGTCGCTGACCGGGCTGATGGGGCCGCTGATGCAGGCTCCGGCTGCCACTGGACAGTTCGGCTCGGCCATCATGCAGTTGCTGCAGCAGATGTCGGGCGGCATGGGTGGTGGGTTCGGCGGCATCTTCGGTCTCCTTGGCGGCTTGTTCCACAAAGGCGGCGACGTTGACGGCAGCGTACCGGCCTCGGGTCTACGCCTCATGCCTGCCAACACTTGGGCTGGCGCGGTCAAGCATCACAAGGGCCTGAAAAGCTCCGAGTACCCGGCGATACTCAAGCGCGGCGAAAAGGTTCTGACAGCCAACGACAACAAGAGAAACATGAACCTGATAGAGGGGCTGACTGCGCGGCTGGAGGCCCAGCAGAGGCAACGGTCACAGAACGATCGATCTCGGTACGGGAACGGATCGAACTACCAGCAGACGATCAATGTCTATGCCGAGGACGCGAACAGCTTCAGGCGGAGCGAAGGCCAGATCATGGCTGACAGCTCCGTCCAACTTCGCAGGCTTGGATCGCGAAACAGTTGAGCAATTAATTGCACAGGAGCCAAGAATGAGCCTGATTTGGATGGATGGGTTCGACACCTACGGACCGCACAGGACGGAACTTGGCGGCGTCCAGCAAGATGCGGACGTCGTAGCTTCGTCGGGATATTCAAGCGTTCGCAATGTGGCGATGAACCACGATACGCGGACTGGTAGGGGTTATTGCATCAGGTTGAACCGGGGCGCGGCTGGCAGCCAGTTTGGGCAGGTCCGTCGAGCAATAGAGACTGTCGATGAAGTGATCATGGGCGCAGCGGTTCGGTTGAGCGCTTCGGACTTCGACCGGTTCTTCTCGCTTCTCTACGATAACCGCCTGGGGACCGTAAATTCTCAGGTTTCTATTTGCAGAAACGCGCAAAGTGGCATTTCGGTCATTGGCTACACGACAAACGAACTCGGTCAGGTATCGACCCACCTTGTGGCCGCCTCTGCACCGAACATCATGTTTGCCGACGTCTGGCAGTATGTTGAGGTGAAATATAAGCCAGGCTCACACTGCATAGTGCGCCTTGATGGAGCGGTTGTCCTGACGACAGAAGGATGGACAAACCCCGCAAATCCGAAATCGGTGAACCTTTGCCAGCTGTTCTGTTCGAGTGCAGATTGGAATACCGGGTACGGTAATGCTTTCTCCTATTTCGATGACGTGTACATCTGCGACAGCAGTGGAACGCAGTTCAACGATTTCTGCGGTGACGTCGTTGTTCATGCGTTGATGCCGCTTCAGGACGCAGGCCCGAATGACATGGCCGCCTACGGTGCCGGCCTATCGAATTACACCGCAGTGGACGACGTACCGCCCGACGACGATCTGTCATACCTGTACTCGAACACCCTCGGCCATGTGGACATGTTCGATCTTGATGAGCTTCCTGCGAACATTATCGACGTGTTGGCGGTCAGCGTACACGCCAGAACCCGTAAGGATGCCGCAGGGACTTCGAACATCAAGGTGAAGTGTCGGTACGACGGCCAAACCGCCGATAGTGATCCAATGACACTTACAACGCGTTTCACAGCCAAGCATCACATCTTTCAGACTGCACCTGATGGTGGGGGCTGGAACAAGATCAAGGCGAACGCCATGCACATCGGTGTGGAGATCGCCTGATGTCTGGACGGCTCACCCAGGTGTGGACCGCATCGCTGTGCAGCGGTGAGAGCGAACGCATCATCACAAGCGTTTACGCCCAGAACCTCGGGGTCTCGAATGACCACAGGCGCAGGGTGACGCAGGTCTATGCCAACGTGATGGGTGAGTATCCCCTCAACACGGGCGAACCCGAAGCAGCCGGCGCAAACCGGTTCACCCAGGTTTACGCCAACGTGATGATCCCGTTCACACCGAATTTCGAGTGGATCGACATGGTTATCGATGAAATCTTCCCGTTTGACATCAGCTACAACAGCATTGGAGCCACCCGCTTCCAAACGGACGTGGTGCGGGTCGATAGCGGCCATGACCAGCGTAGTAGCCGGTGGACGCAGCCCCTGATGGAGTACGACATCGCGTACGGAGTGCGGACGATGGAGCATCTGCAGGGCCTGATCTCATTCTTCCGTGCAATGGGCGGGCGCAAGAACGCGTTCCTTTACCACGACCACGTGGACTACACCTCGACACTGGCGACGGAAGAAGAGGCACGGCGGGCACCTGACATCTCATACCTCGACCAGGAGTTCGGGGTTGGCGATCACATCCGCTTCAAGTTCCAGCTTGTGAAGCATTATCCGACACCGAGTGGCAGGACGATACAGACCAGGCCGATCTACCGCCCAAAACCAGGCACCGTTCGGGTAGGGGTCGGCGGCCTGGAGGTGGACAATTTTGAGATCGATTATGAGCGTGGGGTAATCACGTTCGTTCCGAACTGGTCGAAATACGACCTCACTGCCATGCGCATCGAGCCTCAGTTGGACAGCAATGATCAGCCGACGGGACGGTGGACAATCATCGGGGAGGCGGGAACTTTTGTTGGCCTAGCTACGGGCGACAAGATCATCACTCGTGGATGGTTGAACCCCGACAACAACAGCAACGAAGCGATGTCTCTCATTCTGACGAACGTGTCGGGAGATGGCAAAAGCGTCACTTTCACGGCACCGGACAATTACGGCGAGCTCGAAACCAACCGTGACGGGGTGAGCGTGGTCCGTCATCCTGCGCCAGAGGCCAACATGCTCCTGACCGCAGGCTATGAGTTCTTCGTCCCTGTTCGCTTTGACACAGATCGTCTTCCCGTTTCCCTCGAAGAGTATGGGGTTGGCGGCGCGGCTGACGTCAAGCTGATAGAGGTGCGGCCAGCGGAGATGTTCGACGCATGAAACGGATCAACTCAAAGCTATTCAACCAGCTCAAAGAGCGGTCTACCCACATGGTGTTGGGGTGGTATCTGGAGCGTACGGACGGATTGAAGCTGGGGTTCACCTCCGGCGATGTTCCGTTCGAGATAGACGGCCTCCGGTACGAGCCCTCCAACGCATTCAGCGGTATGGCGGTGTCGTCCAAAACGAACCTGTCTGTAGATAATACGAGCGCCACCGCGTTGATCTCTGACAAGATCACGGATTGGGATTTGCAGGCCGGCCTGTGGGACAATGCTTTTGTGCGCATGTTTTGGATCAATCCGCTCGATCCGCAGGGTGTCGTGCCGATCCGCGGTGGCCGCCTGGGCGAGGTGAAAATCAGGAATGGTGAGTTCGAATGCGAGCTCCGGTCCCCATTTCAGAAGCTTCAGCAACCTTTCGGGCAGTTTTTCACGCTCGAATGCTCTGCCACACTCGGGGATCATCGTTGCCTGGTCTGGTTGGATGCTGAGGAATGGCGTCCAGAGGAACGATACATCTCGAAGGCCGGGGCCGACGCGGGCATCGGATCGTACGTCAAGCCGACGACGCAGACGGGTTATTGGTATCAGTGCGTGGCCGCACAGGGGGAGCAGGCTGCAGTAAACTCGATCCCCGAGGCGGCCATTGCCACAAGCGAGCTCGCTAAATCAGACGTGATCCAATCGTTCCTCAACGCCAGCGGTCCTGCTGGCATGTTCAAGATGCTGATCGAGATGTTCAAGATCAAGAACGGCGAGACCGTGGTTGATGAGGGTAGTGATCCAGCCCTGAAAGCAATGGCGACTGCGATGACACACGGTGGTGCGGTCACAACGGAAGGCATCCGACCATTCGGCGAGAGCTTCTACCAGGAAGACGTCACACAGCAGGGGCAGTTGGTCAATTCGAAGGCGTTCCTGACGCCGACGAAGGAGGGCAAGGTTCCACTCTCCGCACCACCGGGAGTGCAGCCCCTGACCGTTACGAACGGATCGACTGCCATCAGGTATGCCATAGGATGGTCCGGGACGACGGAGCCCAACTGGCCCCAGCAATTGGGCGCGGAGATCACAGACAACCAGCTTGTGTGGCGCTGTATACGCGCCCGTAGGCTTCGCGGTGTGGTGTCCGCAGTCTTCAGCCGAGCACACTTCACCGACCGGGATCGTATCGAGCCGATGGATTACTGGCGGTACGGCACCGTTGAATGGTTGTCGGGGGCCAATAAGGGCATCAAGGTCGAGGTCCGGGACTTTGGCCAGACCAACGGCGGAGCCTTCGCACTTCTGGAGCAGATGCCGGGGGAGATTAAGCCTGGCGATGAATACGAAGTCGTTGCCGGCTGCGCAAAGACACGGACTGCTTGCAAGCAGTTCGACAACATCCACAACTACCGTGGGTTCCCCGATATGCCTACCGAAGAGAAGGCACTTGCGACGGCGAACATCACGTCGAAGGGTGGTCAGAAGAAACAGGACAGCGGAGGCAGCTGATGCTTGGTCGCAGCAAGATCGTAGAGCAGGCACGAAGCTGGGTCGGCACGCGCTACCGACACCAGGGCCGATCCAAAGAGAAGGGCGTAGATTGTGTTGGGCTCATCCTTGGGGTCGGTGCTGAGCTCGATTTGCAATTAATTGCACCGAAATACTATGCGGAAAGCCCGAGCTCGAACCTTGTTCTCCGGTATGCCGACCAGCAGCTCGTTCGTATTGAGAACAAGGAGTTGGCGCTTGGGCGCGTGGCGATCCTGTGGGGTTTCGACCGCAATGAGGCGCAACACTTGGCAATCGTTGGTGAGCACGCTGGCCGGAAGACCATGATCCATTCTTTCAGCAAGGCGGGGAGGGTTCTTGAGCACAGCTGGGACAGCTTCTGGATGAAGCGCCTGGTTCGGGTTTACGAGTTCCCCGGCACGGAACCCCTGGAGGTCGCGCGCCATGGGTAAGATCGCATTATCTCTCGCGATTGGCGTCGGCGGTGCACTCTTGTCGGCGGCTTTGGCACCCAAACCGAAGGACCAGTACGGACCCCGGTTGTCGGACATCAATGTCGCATCGGTTAGCCCAGGAAATCCGATTATCAGACATTGGGGAACCATGAAGGTTCCCGGTCAGATCATCTGGACTTCCAAGCTGATAGAGACTGAGCACGTCGAAGAGGTCGGAGGCGGCAAGAAGGGTGGCGGTGGCAAACACAGTCAGAAGGTCTACACCTACTCATACTCCGTGGACTGCGCGATTGCCGCCTGTCAGGGTCCGATACACCGCATCAACCGGATTTGGGCGAACCAGAAGCTGTTGTGGATGCATTCTGAAATCCAGAAGCAGGCCAGCGAGGACTTCGATGCCGCCTACTATGCGGAACTCGACCGCCTGGTGAACCAGGAGGGCGTGACGAGGCTCGCTGAGGCATACTGCGGAGCCTTCATCTTCGCTTTCAACAATTACCGTCCGGACGAGTACACCTACGGCACGCAAGGAGAGGCCGTGGATTACATCATGTCGCATCCAGGCACGACTTTGACACCGCCGATCCCGGCACCTTCTCGCTCCGAAGTTGATGACCTCATGAGCCGCATGCTCGATGGTCTCGGCAAAGATCAGGTCTACGCGAAGAACAAGATCAGGTTCGACGCGATGAACATCTATTTGGGCAGTGAGACGCAAATCCCAAACGCCAAGATGGAAGAGTATCTTGGGGTCGGAAACGTACCCGCCTACCGGGGGCTCGCATACTTTGTTCTGCACAATTTGCAGCTTGAGGATTTCGGCAACGGCGTTCCACAGTTCACTGTCGAGGTGCAGCGTGATGACGGTGAGGTCTATCTCCACGAGATTGTCACTGACGTATGCCGGGAGAGCGGTCTTGAGGACAGTGAGTTCGATGGCATCGGCTACCTGCCGACGGACAGGAAAATTCCCGGCTTTGCGGTTACGCAGTCGATGTCCGGGCGCGGCGTCCTCAACATGCTGCAGTCGGTATACCCGTTTGATGCAGCCGAGAGCTCCTACAAGATCGTGTTCAGTTGGATCAACCAAAGACCGGTGGCGATCATCCGACGCGAGGATTTCGGGGCATACACTGACGGCAGCGACCCTCCGCCGAGCATCGAGACTACACGTGCGCAAGACGCTGATTTGCCTCGGCGTGTCCAGCTGAAGTTCCAGGAGCCGGCACGCGCCTATTCACCGAATATGGTCTACGCCACGCGGAGCGTGACCGAGAGTGACAGCGTTGATGAGATAGACGCCACGATTGCTCTCACCCGGTCCATGGCTAAGACCCAGGTCGAGGAAATGCTTGCCCTGAAGTTCACTGCTCGGAAGAGCCACAAGGTCATGCTGCCCCGGAAATACGTGGTAATCGAGCCGGGAGACCCTGTTCTTGTGTCCGACCCGACCGACCCTTCGGGCAATCGGTACGTGTCGTGGAGATGTGTAGGTGTGGACATTGGCGCAAACGGCGTGCTCGAACACATGTTCGTGGATCACAATCAATACGGCCATTCCACGGCTATTACCGAGGACGATCTCGACATTGACGACAATGAGCCAGAGACCATGCCTCGCGGTTCACCGACAATCCCGTATATGCTGGACACCCCACTTCTGTCGGACGCAGAGACGGACAACATCGGCTTCTACTCGGTGCTTGCTGGCAATAGGAACACGTGGTCGGGAGGCGCGTTGCTCTTGGATATTTCGTCCGGTGGTGTGACGGAAGTGTTTGGCGTCGAGGAACCGAACGAGGCTGCCGGATCAAAATGGTACGCCGTGGCACAAAGCATGGTCACTGTAGCTCACGGATACGTGCTCACGACGCTGCCCGATGCTGTTCCGGGGCTGTGGGACGAGACGACAGCGATCAGGGTTTACATGATGAACAAGGACATCGATCTGGCGTCTGCCGACCCCAACGATGTTCTGTCCCAGCCTTTGAATATGGCTGTGATCGGCAATGAGATTGTTCAGTTCTGCCATGTTCGAGACCTTGGCAACGGCATATGGGAGTTGTCGAAGTTCCTCCGGGGTTTGCGGGGCACCGAACACGAGATTGGGCGACACACCTCTGGGGAGCGGTTTGTCCGCCTCAAGCAGTCCGCGATCAGCAGGATCACCCACGATGTCAGCGGTATTGAGAAGCCGGCGATCTACCGTGCGGTGACCTTTGGGGACGATCCCGACAGCGCCGCGAGTTTCCAATTCATCAATACGGGAAACAGCCTTCGACCCTTCACACCGGCCATCCATGAATTGGTGCGCCGCTCGAACGATGACATCTACATCCGATGGAGCCCGCGTAGACGACAGAACGGGGGCTTAATAAACGGCCAAACCCTCGACATAGATCAGCCGTTTGAACGCTATGAGATCGATGTGATGGACGGCGAGGACGTGCTTCGTACCGTAGAGGTCACAGAACGCGAGTGGACCTACAGTGCGACCATGCAGGCTGCTGACTTCGGTGAGATCAGGGACAACGTGGAGCTTAGGCTGTATCAGATTGGTCAGACAATTGGGCGGGGCTTCGCTCAGGAACTGGAGGCGTAGGTCATGGCACAGACCCCAAAGCTCGGCGTGCGCTTGATGGCATCGAACGATGTCCAGAAAGAAGTCGTCTTCAACGAGGCTGCCGTGGTTTTCGATGCCATGGTGGCGCGCTCTGCCAAGGGCATTCAGAACAACCCACCGAGCTCCCCGGCCCAGGGAGACACCTACATTGTGGGTGTGACACCTACGGGTGCGTGGAGCGGCTTTGAGAACCGGGTCGCACTCTACTTCAACGGCTGGCGGTTCTACGCTCCCCTGCAGAAGATGAAGTTCTTCAACGAGGCCAGCGCATCGTTCTGGACTTATTCGGGTTCTGGGTGGACTGAAGACCCAGCCGGGACGCCTTCGACGCTCGACGACCTCACGAACGTCGGCATAGTGAGCCCGAATGACGGTGACGTTCTGACGTTTGACGAGGCAGAAAACCGCTGGGAAGCAAAAGCTCCTTTAGGCATCCCCAACTTGGGAGACTTGGCCAATGTCACTCTCACGACCGTGGCCGACGGTCAGATGCTTGCATGGAGCGAGAGCGGCAATCAATGGGTGAACGTTGAACCCCCGAGTGGGGGAGGGGCGACAAGTCTGGACGAACTGACTGACGTGGAGCTCGGGTCGCCACAGGACGGCCAGCTCATGACGTGGCAAAATGGAAAGGCAACCTTCACGGCCTATGCGTTTCCGGCCGCCGAGCTTGGGCACCTTACCGATGTTGTTACGGACGGTGCGGAACCGAACGACGTTCTGGCGTGGAACGGTGCCGCTTGGGGGCCGAGCCCTGCTGTAATCACCTATTCGTTTCTGGGGATGGTTGATGGCCCGCAGACGATGGAAGGGTTCGGCAACCATTTCCTCGTGGTTGATCCCACAGAAAGCGAGCTCGTGTTCCGCTCGCTTCAAGACCTCATAGCCGATCTCGAAGATTTCCGGCTGCAAGACCTGACTGACGTGGCCACGCCGAATGATCCAAGCGTGGGCATGTTCCTGCGCCTCAAGAAGACCGGCGCTGATTACAGCTACGAGTACGCACCTCAATCGGATTATTCGATTGCGGCGACCGACGGTTCTACTCCGCTGACAGACCAGATCGTCAGCATGTCATTCAACGGGTTCGATGTGCAGATGCCTGAGAACGGGCATCTCATTTTGACTGCGCAGAACGCCCTGGAATTTCTTGGCGACGGGACGCCCGTCGAAGGCGACCCGATAAGTGCAATTAATTTCACTGGATCGGGTGTCAACGTAACGAACATCAGCGGTACGTTGACTTTGGACATCGGAGACCAGGAGCTCATCGCCGCGTTAGGGGAGTTGGAGGATGTCGATCTGGAGACGAATGCCCCGGTCGATGGCAACGTTCTGACCTATGATGCCGCCAACCAAATATGGGTGCCCGGCGAAGGCGGTGGAGGTGGATCACCCATAGGTGAAAGCGAATACGTGCCGGCGACATACGAGTTCGGTCCATTTGCTCCGCCGAAAGCGAACATGTTCCCAGGACGACATAACGCGCCATCGGCTGACTTTGTGGAGATGGAAGCTCGGGGTCTGATCGTTCAGGGCGGACCACAGTCGAGTGGTGTGAAGCATGCCGTCGTCTACCGTGATCTGACCAACCGGGTCGAGCCGTGGATCGTTACGACGCGCCTGGTTCCGTCTTCTTTCGAGGTCTCCGGGCACATGGGCGGCGTGGTCGTCCAGCGCGCGTTCAATAATGCCTTCGTGTTCCTTGCACTCGGAAATTCGAACTCGGATACGCAGGCGCAACTCCGCCTCGGCTGGGTAAGCCCCTCCGGGACGGAGACGATCCTCAAGAACGAACCGAACCTCTACAATTGGCTCAGGCTTGGCTTCGACGGCAATGTCATCCGCGCCTGGGTGTCGTCTGATGGATTGCTTTGGCAGAATTTTGGTGACCCGATTGATCCCGCAGCCACACTCCAGGGCGTACCTGATCGGGTGGGCATCACCAACAGGTCGAACGCCACGCATGACGGCACAGCCGGCACTCTGGTGACGTTCTGGGAAGACCCTGACTTTCCAGCAGGGCCTCGAACCCAGCAGGGCGTGGTGGCAATGGGTTTGGACGGCCTGACCGACGTTGATCTGACAACGACACCGCCGAGCGATGGGCAAGCTTTGGTTTGGGACGCGCAGGAGCAAAGCTGGGTGCCTGGAGACTTAGCAGGGGAGGGGACGCTGCGCCTAAACGGGCAGGCGAGTGACTACACGTTGACCCTCGCAGATGCAGAGCGGACTTACGTTCGTATTTCGTCCAGCGATCCCGTGAACGTCACGGTGCCCCTGGATGCGTCTGCTGCGATACCTGTGGGTAGCGTCATTCAGATCAGGCAATCCGGCAGCGGCCAGGTCACGGTTCTGCCTGAAGGGGCGGTTGTCCTCAATACGCCCGAGACCAACCGATTGAGAAAGCAGCATAGCTCGGCATCGCTCGTGAAAGTGGCTGCCGATGAGTGGGACTTGATCGGAGACCTGGAGGCCACCCCGTAATGCTCACCATGATGCAACTCCTGAACGGGGTCTCCGCATCTGCGCTGCTCTCAGGAGGCGGTCCCGTAGAGCTGTCTGACCCCCACTGGTATGACGTTCTCTATTCGAACGACTTCAACACAGATTTGGAGGCGAACTATGCAGGAAGTCTCATCAAGTATGTTCCTGACTCCATAGGCTGCACCTTGGGCACCCCCGCCGTTGAGGGGCAGGCCGTGGTGAATGGCGGCCATATAAACGTAGCCCACAATATCGATGACCTGGGTATCAGTGATTTCACTTACGAGGCATTCATCTTCCGAAACCTTGTTGATGATGCGAACCCGCCCAGATTTTTGAACACAAACGGCCTTCGGGGGTACGTGTCGGGTGGGTATCTCGCCGCGCGTTTGGATACCGACGGGAATGACTATACCGCAGTCACCAGCTCCGTCGCATTTCCCCTTGGCGAGTGGGTCTATGTCTGCATAGAGAGAACCGGAAACACCGTTCGGCTCTACCAGGGTTCGTTGGGCTCCGGGGTCGCCACTATGGTGGCAAGCGGCACTTTCGAGTACCCAGTGAAGCCAGGAACGCACTCCAGCATTCTATCCGCAAACTTGGACGGTTGGTTTGCGTCTGGGAAGGGTGGTGCCATCGATTGCGTTCGCGTTACGACTGTGGCTCGATACTCAGCAGACACCGACTACCCCATACCGACTGTTCCGTTTCCCAAGTCGGACCCCCCGGAGGTAGGTCTTTTCCCGAAATCTCGGAAGATGCTGCACTTTGATGCGTCCGTGGGCGTGTTTTCCGATGACGCTGGGACAGTACCCTGTGTTGACGGCGATCCTGTAGCCCTATGGACGAACCAGGGGTTCATGCCAGACGCCAAACAGACGACGCCGGCAAATCGACCGATCTTCAGGACCGGTGGGCAGAACGGCATGCCCTATATCGAAGCAAAGAATGCTATTGGGCAGTTTTTCGAGGATTTTGCATACAAGGAGCCGTCGGGACTGACTGCAAATTCCGGCAAGACCGTGATCATGGTGGTGGACAAGATCGACACTACGATCTTCCACGGCGTATTGGGGTCAACCGCATCAAACGGAGGCAAAATCGCCATCTATTTCAGACCGACCACTGGCGAGCATATCCATGTGTTCAACAGTGCTTGGAGGTTCAGTGGTTTTCAGAAATACCCGTTCCTGATCGCCGTGAATTTGCCCACTTGGAACACACCCAACGTCTACCTGAACGAAGAGCGACAACCCTTCATTGGCTCCAACACGTACCCAAGTGCCACCGTGGAGTCTTTGGAGTTTCTTCGGTGCTCAGGAGTATCTGGTGGTGGGGCTTTTGACGGTCATCTTTACGAGCTGTTGTTTTACACAGGCGGTTTGTCGGACGCTCTGTATCAGCAAATGATCGACTATTTTCTCGACAAATACGATCTGCGGCAGCCGAACAAAGTGTCGGCATACAAAGTCTACGCGGTTGTTGACGAAACAGCTGAACCCAGCACCTCACATGTCACTTCGCTGAAGCCTTACACCGTTCTACGGGAGAACTAATATGGCCATCCTTTTCGCGGGCTCTTCGGAAGCCGACGTACAAGGCAATGCACGATCTGGATCGGGGTCGGCGTACAAGGCCGATACGGTTCGAGAATACTTCGTGGTTGAATGGGAGGAATATGCCCGAACCGATATCTTTCCTGCCACGACCGACTTCTGGTTTACGGCACACATCCGCTTCGCCTGGTATCGCAATGAGCCATTCCTCATCTTCAACGACGCAGCTGGGAACCCGAGGTTTAGGGTTCGTAGATCGACCAACAATTCGACCTCAACATACGACGTGCAAGCATTCGACGGTTCAGCCTGGACTACACTCCTGACGACAAGCAACGCATACAGCTACGGCGTGGTTTTCCGCATCGACTTGCACATCGCCATGCATGAAACGTCTGGTGTGGTAGAGTTCTATATCGACAAGGTTCAGGATGGCAGCTTCTCCGGGGACACGCTTCTCGGTTCCGGCAACCCTGTTTCACAAGTCGAGTTTCGTCCAGTGCAGGCGAGCACCAGCGGCGATACCTACTTTTCAGCAATCATACTCGCAGACGAGAGCACGCTCCAGAAGCATCTGGTGCAAATGGAGTTCTCGGGGAACGGGTCTTACAATGATTGGGGCGGCGGCTACACAGATGTGAATGGTGTCGGCTTGTCTGGTTCGACGTCAATTGTTGGTGTCAATGCAAACGAAGTCTCCACCTTCACCAACACAGGGATACCTTCACCCTACGATACAGGGTACACCGTTGACGCTGTTGTCCTAGGAGCTCGGGGCAAGGTCGGGTCCGCGCTCGACACCATCGTGGCGGTGCGGTCCGGGGGAGCAGACTACGAAGGCCCTTCTTTCGAGTTCGGGGAGCTATACACCAAGGCTCAAGCGTACCTGCCAACGAACCCGGCTACGGGCCTTCCGTGGGGTGTTTCGGAGGTCAATTCAGCGGAGCTTGGGGTCAAACTAAAGAACGTATAGATGGGCGCTGGGTCGCTGTTTGCACCGAAGCGCTGGCCCGTGGACGACAGCCTACCTCGGCTCTGATACAAGGGCGGAAATGCAATTAATTGCACACGCCAAGGCGTGGAGGTTCTTATGGTCACGAAAGCCGAACTGAAGGCGTTTTTGCCGAACGCAAAGACCGCTCTGGTTGATGCCGTCGTGGGTGAGTGGCGGCAGGCTGAGCAGGTCGGCATCGTCACTCCCAGACGGATCAGGCTCTTCCTATCCAGTATTGCCACAGAAACAGGTGGACTCCGGGCCATCGTGGAAAGCCTCACGTACACCAGCGCTTCACGTATTCGAAAGACTTGGCCGTCACGCTTCAAATCCGATGCCGCTGCCAGACCCTATGTTCGCCAGGCGAAGAAGTTGGCGATCAAGGTCTACGGTGGTCGCATGGGAAATGCGGCCTATCCGAGCGATGACGGATGGCGTTTTCGCGGTGGCGGGATGATGCAGACCACCGGTCGAGCCGGCTACCGCAGTCTGGGGTTCGAAGACAACCCAGAGACTCTTCAGAGCAACCCAAAGGTCGCGTTCCAGACCGCCGTTCGCGAGTGGGCGAAGCGCGGTTGCAACGAACTTGCAGACAGGTACGACATCGTGGGTGTGCGCAGAGCGATCAATGGCGGCACGAACGGCCTCGACCACATGCGGGCTCATTTGGCTAATGCGGAGCGCGTCTGGCCTGATGAAGTCGATGCTCAAGGCGTGACAGAGGCCGAAACCGTGAAGGCAGTGCAGGAGCGTCTGAAGGCTCTGGGGTATACAGAGGTCGGTGCTGCCGACGGCAAAATTGGCAGGTACACCCGGACTGCGATCCTCGCGTTTCGATCCGACAATGGGTTGCCGCTTGCGACGATCATAGATGCAGAATTTCTCCGCGCACTGCAGCGAGCACCGTCACGCCAAGTCGATCCAGGCCGCGCCGACGCTCCTGCGAAGGAAGTCATCAAGAAGGTGCCGGAGGTTAAGGCGAACTGGTGGTCGAAGATCGTCTCAGCGATCACAGCGTTCGGCAGCGGAACGGCTGCCGTCGTCACCGGCACTGCCGACCAACTCGGTGAGGCGAAATCCTATATCGATCCGGTCAAGGATTATGCTGCGACAGTCCCGAGCTTTGTCTGGTTGCTGCTTGTCGCAATCGTTGCCCTGTCGATCTTTGTGATCAGTCGGAACGGCGAGAGAAAGGGGGTGCAGGCGTTCCAGAATGGGGAACGCCGATGAATGCCCCGAAATCAATCATCTACGGTCTGTTGGCACTGGCCATAATCGGCGGTGTCGGCTGGACGGTCCACAAGCTCCTTGATGGAGCCAGGCAGGAGGCCATCCAAGATGTCGAGAGAGCAAACCGCGCGAACGAAGGAAAAGCTGCCGAAGGGCAGTCGGACGTTGATGCGTGCTACCGCAATGGTGGCACTTGGGATCGCGCTGGCGGGGTGTGCAAGCACGCTTCCGGTGGATAAGCCCTGCGGGGTCATCGTAGACCCACTTGGCGACGTTCAGGCAACAACTCGTGAAGGCAATATGCGGATCGACGCTCACTTCGAGCGTGGGGTTCGTGCTGGGTGCTGGGAACGATCCGCAGCAGTCAGCGTTCAGTGAATGAAGGATAAGTCAGGTGCAGATTTTCGGACACGACATATCCTTCTGGTTTGCCGTCCTTGGGGCGGCGGTATTCAAGCTGGCTACGTCCCCGCGTATGACGTGGCTGCGTAGCATCATCTCGGTGTTGGCCGCGTTGTTCGCTGCATGGGTGTTCACAAAACCTGTGCTCGCCTTTCTTGAACTCGACGGGGACACCTACACGATCCCGGTCGCGGTCCTTGCCGGTCTGACCGGAGAAGGGTTGATGAAATGGTCGATCTTCGCAGCAAACAATCCAAAGGAAGCCGTCGAGTTTCTAAAGGTGTGGAAGCTCAAATGACTGAGCAGCAGCGAGACCCGTGGCCGCTGATCCTACTGATCGGATGGGTCATGTTCATCCTGCTGTCCGGGTGTAAGCAGCCGGCCCAGGCAGAACCCGAGGCGATTAACCGTCCACAGGTTATCTGCGAGATATGCAATTAATTGCACTTGTCACGGCTCGACTATCTGGCATAGTTTGAGGGTCAGCCAAGGAGGGCACCGACCTATGCTAAAGCTCGCGGTTCAAGCGCAGCTGCCGATTATTGCAGTCACAACCAGAGATACCCTCAACCTGCCGACTGTCGTTCGAGAGATCACCGGCAGGAAGCCTGTGAAGTTCGTCCCCCAGACGAAACTCGAACCCGACACGGTTTACCTTCAAACAGGCGGGGACGGCTCCAAGCTCCCGCTGTTCGAGTTCTACGAGAAACTGGTGAAGCTGGAGAGTTCCCTGATACTCGTGAACCCGTCGCAGGTGTGTGAGCCGATGTTTGATGCCGGCGAAGTCCCGACGCCGAAGAAACTTCTGTTGCAATTCGTCAACAAGGTCACCAGCGATCTGAAGACTGCGACAGTGCTCACGCGTGGCCTGGGTGGGTGCACGCTGAAGGAGGCTGCCGAGTTTGCCCGGTTGACCATGGCAAGGGACAATAGCCTTACAGTGCAGGGTCTGACCGAGACACGCCGGAGCAGTTTTCAGGGCTCCAGTGGTTTGGCTCAGGTCGATCTCCGGCAGGACTTCTATGATCCACCTGAAAAGCTGGCTGAATTCACCGCCAAGGAAAAGTCGTTCTTTCTGGAGGGGACAGACCACAGGCTGACGCCGCGAGGGCTGTTGTTCGACGGCCCGCCCGGAACCGGCAAGACTGCCGGGGCGCGCTATCTGGCCGAGCAATGGGGTATCCCGCTATACCGGGTGGACATCGGTGGCACGAAGAACAAGTACGTCGGCCAGTCCGAAGCGAATATGCTGACCAATCTCACTCGGCTCGATCACGAAGAACCTTGTGTGGCCCTGCTCGATGAAGTCGAGAAAGTGTTCCAGTCCGGGAGCCATGACGGAACCACCTCAACAATGCTCTCGCAGCTTCTGTGGTGGCTTGCGGAGCGGAGAACAAAGGTCTTTGTGGTTATGACCACGAACAACGCCAAGGCGCTCCCTAAAGAGTTGTACCGTGAAGGTCGTATCGATGAGAGCATGTGGTTTGGTGGCCTCGACAGCTCGGAGGCGGTGCCGTTCGTCAAGTCTGTTCTCAACACATTTGAACAGGCGAAGGGGGTATCCGCGCTTCAAATCGCTGACATTGTGAAGAAGACTCCCGAGATCGCGGGCAGCCAGCCCGTCAAGTACAGCCAAGCAGCTTTGACGAAGGCGACCTACGCATTCGTGAAGGCCCTCAAAAAACCGGTTTCCAAAGAGAAGGCCGGCGCGCAAGATTGAAATTAATTGCATCAGATCAAAGGAGTGAAACGATGCAGACTGCGGAAGAGAACAGCAAGTTCAAGATGATGCCGGGTTCGACCACTGGTATGAGCTACCTGCTTCTGGGGCGGCGTGGAAACATGGCCATTGGCATCAAGCCGACAGTCGTGATGAAGGGGGAAGCCTTCGGAAGCGATGGAAACACGTGGTTTGGCTCCAAGCTGCGGGTAGCGCCTGGCGGCGACATGTTTGAGGACTCCAGCGGACCCGTGGTGTCGCTTGCCGACGCACAGAAGTTCGAGCGACCGAAAGATGCCCTTCCAAACATCACGTGGGACAATGACGGCAACTCTCGTGCCTCGACCACCATCGGTGTTCTACTGAAGGGGTCACCCGACGGCTCCGAGGACGAGATGAAATCGTTTCTCGAACAGATCGATAATGGGGCTCTTGCCAAGAAAATGGCCTCCTACATCGTGGAGCTTGTCGGGGCGGAGTATCTGACACTTTCCGAGGCAGACATCGCGGAATGGTTCGACGGCCACTACCAGAAGGTTGTTGAGACGATCCAGACCAACATCGAGATGCGCAAGAAGGTCGCCACCGCGATGGAGGACACCATGGGCATCGTTGGCGTTCAGGCGGACATTCTGAAGAAGGTCTACGAGGCGTCGAACGAGGCTAAGGGTATCGTTCAGGACAAACCCGAGGACGAGTTTGATGATGCCGACGGAGATTACGACGCGGGAGACGATGACTACTCGGCCTAGCATCTGCAATTAATTGCAACGTCGCTGGAGCGTCACGTGAAGAACCCTATCGCGCAAGCGAAAGCTCTCGCCGGTACATGGCCTGCAGCGGCGGTGCTTTTGCGCCTGTCCTATTGGATGGGGAAGACGAAAATCAGAAGAGGCCCGCACCGTTGGGTCGTTATGAGCCGGGATGAGTGGTTGGAGGAAACAGGGTGCACCCTGAAGGAGTACACCAACGCGATCAAGCGCCTCAAAGAGGCCGGGTTGGTGACAGCCGAGTACCATCTCTACCGGGGCAAAAGGCACGGATTTTTCCGGCTCACGGACCTGGCGTTGAATGCCCTCAAGGGCACTGCCGGTAGTGACCCAGAGGGCACTCTTCATGGTTACCCTGTGGGCACTCCCATAAAAGAACCTTCGGTTCTTAGTGAGGTAAAGAAGGGAGATAAGAAAGTGAGTAGCGGGAGTTCTCCCGCCACGGAGCCGGAGGGGTGTGAACACGAGGACGGGACGATAATGAAAATATCCGAAACACTGGCAGCCCAGGCGGCAAAGAAGCATCTCCATAAACCCGACACGGTGAAGCAGCTGGAGTTCGTCTGGAAGGAGACGTTCGCAGACGTTTACGAGCAGAGCATGGTTCACGTTACCAAAAAGCAACTCGGCCAGATGAAGCACTTTCTCGCGAAGTGTCCCGAGGGCACTGCTGCCAAGGTGCTGGAGTGGTCGATCAGGAATTGGGTGGAGTTCGTGAAGGATGTTGAGACCAAGGCCGGCATCAAATCCACGCCGAGCCACCCGAGCATCGATTTCCTCTTGAAACATGCATGGATCGCTGTAGCATTGGCGACATCATCGAAACTGCCGGGGCCGGAAAAGCAGGAGGCTTCTCCCGGTTTACCTGCGGCAAAGATTGTGCAATTAATTTCACAACCTGAAGAGGACGATCAGCCGAAGTCCTTTGAGGAACTGATGGCAATCCTCGGGTCGGGAGACGGTTCAGAAAAATGACGACTTTGGTCGATCCATACGCCTCCGGCGTGCTGAAGCGAGAACACCACGAACGGCTCGTAGCCGACCTGGACAGCTTCGCGCAGGACGCCGGCATTCAGCCGCACTGGATTTGGTCGCAGCTACCTGATGACGTGCCACACAGCACGCGCGAGTATCTGCGTCATTTCCGGAAGCATTCCAGCAACGGCACCTCCGGCCTTGCTCTGTTCGGCAAGAACACTGGCGGAGTTGTTGAGGCTCATATGTCAGCGATGGCGGGCGCGCTCGTGCGCAATTTCATTCGTGCCAGGGTTATGACGCTCGGCACGGTCCTGGACATGCTGCCAAAGCAGGAGATGCCCGACCTCACGTGCCTCCTGATACCGAATTTCTTCCTGTCTGCGTCCGAGGGTGGAACGGTCGCTTCGTGGCAGGTGAATGCGTTGTTCGACTATCTGACGTACCGGCACGTCGCCGGACTGCAGACAGTCATCTACGCCTCCGACATTCAACTGCTCGGGAAGGAATACGGCCTCGCGTTCAAGCGACATATCGAGGTCCACTACAAGCAGTCGAAGGTCTAGGGGGCATTCATGTCGATTGGAAAGATGTTCCTGTCAGCAGTCATTGCTGAGGGGTCGGTGGGAGCACTTCTCGAATACGGGCGGATCGAGCATCTGTTCAAAGCCAATGAGATTGGCGTCTACGAATTTGTGCGCGATTTTGTGAAGGAGTACCAGACGCTCCCGACCGAGGACACGATTGAGGTTCACACGGGCGACACGCTGGTTCAGCACTCGGAGCCTTCAGCCTACTACCACGATCTGATGGAGCTCCGGCACATCGAGTTTTCGATGAAGAAGGCCATGAAGAAGGCCGGCGATCTTTTCATGCCTGAGAACAAAGACGTTATGTCGGCCTTGGAGGTAATGACGAATGCCGTCATGGATTTGGCCAGCCAGAGGGTGCAGAAGCAGGTCGTGGACTTCAGACACGCCTATGAGGTCGTTGTCGGGGAATACGCATCGAAGTTCAATCTGACCGATCAGAAGGGCCTCCACATGGGATGGCCCTACATTGATGAGCTGACCGGGGGACTGGTTCGTGGCGATGTTGCAAGCATGGTTGGCAGGCCGGCTGCGGGCAAGACATGGCAGTTGCTCTATGCCGCGCATCACGGGTGGAGAAAAGCTGGCAAGAACCACGACCCCGAAGCTGATCAGTCCCGGTTGTTCGTAAGCATGGAGATCGGGTTGTTGCCGATACAGCAGCGCCTAGCGGCTATGCAAGCACACGTGTCCGCGTCAAACCTGAAGAAGTCAGCACTCGGAAGCGGCAAGCTCAGTATGCTCAAGGCCGGCCTGGCGGAGATTAAGGACTATGGAGCTCCGTTCTGGGTTGTGGATGGTAATCTGGCGGCGACCGTCGAAGACATCTGGGCACTTGCTCGCCAGTTGAAGCCAGCGGCGATCTTCATCGACGGGGCTTATCTGGTGAAGCACCCCACGGAGCGGGATCGTTACAGGCGCGTTGCCGAGAACGCCGAGCTCATCAAGTCAGAGTTGGCCCCCATCGCCCCGACGGTATGCAGCTGGCAGTTCGCGAAAACGGCAGGCAAGAAGAACCCGAAGAAGGGCGAGAAAGTCACCATGGACGATATTGGCTACACCGATGCCATCGCCCAGGTGTCGTCTTTGGTGCTCGGTCTCTTTCAGGAAGACAGCGTAGAAACCCTCAACCAGCGTAAGGTGGAAGTGTTGAAAGGGCGAAATGGAGAAACAGGATCGTTCATCACTGCGTGGGACTTCCAGACAATGGATTTCTCGGAAGTGACGCAAACGGACGTCGGTGATCTGCAATTCTTCTGACCGTGCAATTAATTTCACAAAATCCTTGTCCGGCCACGCCATACCGGTAGGATTAGATCAACAGGAAACCATGGAGGGTTGCTGAAAATGGCAATTGTTCTGACCAAGAAAAAGAAGGTCGATACGCCGCCAATGTCCCCTGAGCTGGGCGAGATCGAAGCGTTCTCTCCCGAGATGGCGGAGATCATCGAACTGATCGACCGTGTGGGTACACTTCAGGAAGAGGCTGCACCCGTCATTGAGCGCATCAAGAAGGAGAACGAGCGGCTGAAGCCCTACAAGGATGCGTTGAAGGAGCTTCAGGCAAAGGTGGATGAGATCGAGGCCGACGAAGACGCACCCATCGAGCAGCTTGCGCATGTCTTCCGACTCGAAGCCGGCGCAAAAGGGACTTCGCGGTCGGTCAAGGACAAAGAGAAGGCCAAGAAGTTTCTCGGAGCGAAGCTCTTCATGGAGCTGGCTCAACTCAAGCTGGGCGACCTCGATAAGTATCTGACCCCACCACAGCTCGAAGAGGTGCTGGAGATCGAGCCGTCTTCCCGATCCATCAAGGTGATCCGCAGGGCAGACAAATGAACCTGCAGCTGCTGCTTCAGTTCAAAGCTGACGGGGTAGAAGAGGGGGAGCACGTGCGAGACTCCATCCTCGAACTGCTTCAGGCGAACGGGGTTGAAGTGCATCATGCCAGCACGGTTCAGAAGGCCCCGTCCGAGATCGTGATCCACACTGACGGCGGCTGTGATCGGAACAAGGGTGGCCTGGGGGCTTGGGCGTTTACTGTCCACCATCCGACAGGCGAGTATGACGAGCAGGTTGGCCACGCGTTCGACACGACGAACAACCGGATGGAGATGACCGCTGTCCTCAAGGCACTGGAGGCGGTTGAGATCGGCGTTCCGATCCGGGTATTCTGCGACAGCGAGTACGTCGTGAAAGGGATCACGGTGTGGAGCCGGAATTGGGTGCGAAACGGCTGGCGCACCGCGTCTGGGGGCACCGTCATCAATCGCGATCTATGGGAGCCACTGCTCAAGCTATATCAGGTGCATGACGTCAAGTTTGAGTGGGTGAAGGGGCACAGTGGCAATGAGTTCAACGAACGGTGCGATGCCTTGTGCACGCAAGCCATGGCGGAGGCACACAAGGCGGTTCTGCTGAAAGCCCCAACCATATCTCCAGAAGAGGTCGGCCCTCTGTGAAGGCAGACCGTCTTGTAAAGCTCCTGAAGATGCTGAACGCAAAGGTGCCGATTGCGCAGCAGCGGGCAGGGTGGTTCGTGGCTTCCTGCCCGCTCGCACCGTGGACGCATGATGGTGGCGAGGACAAGAACCCAGCCTTTGCGGTCAAGAAAGAGGCGGGTGACGCCTTCTGTAACTGCTTCGCCTGCGGTTTCCACGGGAAACTCAGCGCTCTTGTCCTTGAAATGCGACAACGCAACAAGACCGAGCACAAGATGAGCGTCAAATGGGGGGACGCTATGACGCTCATTGACGACGCCGATGCTGACGAGTTCATGAACCTCGATAGCCCCGACGTGGAAGAAATGTTGTTTGGGTCGAAGACCCAGCAACACGAATTTCCGGCGTGGTGGCTGGAGAGCTTTCCCCCGTTCCAGCAGGTTCCATTTGCGCGGGACTATCTTCAGCAGCGCGGTGTTTCAGAAGAGGTGGCGACAATCCTCGACGTTCGAGCGGACACGAAGCAGCAACGCGTCTGCTTTCCTGTTCGTGATTTCAAAGGACGCCTGAAGGGACTTCATGGGCGCGCAATCAAGGATGGTGTCGATCCGAGATACCGAATGTACCTGCAGGCGGGGAGGAACAACCCAATTGTCTGGCTGGGCGAGAGTTGGATCGATTTCGAGAAGCCCATCGTCGTCGTAGAAGGGCCAATGGATGTCGCTAGTGTCTTCAGGGTCTACCGCAACGTCACGAGCCCGCTCTTCGCAAACCCGTCTACTGAGAAGCTTATCCGCATGTCGGACGCCCTGGAGTGGATTACGTTTCTCGACCGAGGGAAGGGCGGCGATGCTGGTCGGGCGAAGATCAAGAAGATACTCCACAAGGACCACGTTGTAAGGCATCTGGAGCCACCGGAGGGGAGAAAAGACCCAGGCGTTTGTTCGGTTGATGAAATCCGAGGATTGCTGGCTCCCTACGTGAACCTGGACCCAGAAATATGAAGCTCGAAAACGTGAAATTAATTGCACTTTTTTGTTGACCGGCTATGCCTTTCGTCTATCCTTAAATCAGACCCGAGAGGTCTGATGGGAAAACTTGGAAACCGAAGGAACCCGCTGCTATGGCTTTGAAATTCGCGAAGAAGGTGGTCGCCTCATCGACCCAGAGTTCTGACAACGAGAACACAGAGACCTCCAAACCGAAAACCACTTCGAAGTCATCTGGATCGTCCGGCATGGGCTGGATGAAGAAGGGTCAGGCCGCCAAGGAAGCTCTCGCCACTGAGGAAGCGCAGGCTGAGATGCGCAAGCAGGAAGCCGGCAAGCTGTGGCGTTTCTGGATGCCGGAGGGCGAAGAACGCCAGATCACTTTCCTCGACGGGAAGATGGACGATGACGGAATGCTCGACATTCTCATGTACTACGAGCACCGCATTCGAATTAATGGCAATTGGGAGACCTTTGTCTGCACGGCGGAGTCCGATCAGACGCAACCTTGCCCCATCTGTGAGAAGGGTGATCGCGCATCCCTCGTGGGTGTGATGACGATTATTGATCACACGGAACACACCATCAAGAACGGCCCCAACAAGGGCAAGACGATCAGCAACACGCGGAAGCTCTTCGTCGCCAAGCGGCAGACGATCACTCAGCTGACCACGCTTGCGAAAAAGCGCGGCGGTCTCGTGGGTTGCACCTTTGATGTCTATCGGACCGGGGAAAACTCGGCGGGCGTCGGCAGCCAGTTTGACTTCCAGCACAAATTCTCGACCCGGCAGGAGATCATGGACAAGTTCGGCCTGGAGAAGGAAGAGGACGTGATGCCTGCAAACTATGAAGAGGAAATTCGATACCTCTCGCCGCAGGAGCTGATCGACCTCGGGGTTGGCAAGGCTCAGACCGGTATCGGCTACAACGGCAACAATCAGGGCTCCAAGGCGAACCTGTCGGACGAACTGTAAGCGTTTCGTGCAATTAATTGCATTTCCTGCAATCAGCCCCCCGCTTGCAGGAATAGTGAGGGGTGGCCGCGTCCCAACCCCCCGCCCAAGTGGCTGCCCCTCACGCCCCTTTCAGATCGGAGAGAGTCATGGCGTTGCTTTCGGAGTTGAGGCGCAAGGACAAGCCCCTGTCCACGGGGGCAACTGCTGTCTACGCCTACAAGCCGTTCTTCGAAGAGCGCTACAAGTTCACTTCTCGATTTGGCGATGAAGTCTCGCTCTGCCGGCGTGACGGGAATGTCGTCCATCTGCCACGCGCTCTTTGTCCGATAAGCGATAACGACAATCGCTCTGATGGTGCGTTTGTCGAGTTCCCAAAAGACCCGACGCCCAGGCCACACCAAGTTGATCTGTTCAAGGCGACGGCGGATTTTTTGCTCGCGGGGGAGAGTGGTGTCGTATCGGCCTACACGGGCTGGGGCAAGACCGTACTCGGCTACCATGCCGCTTACGTGGTGCAGCGGAAGACCATCGTCATCACAACGAAAGACGACATCTACAAACAATGGCTTGACGGTGCACAGAAGTTCCTCGGACTTGAGCCTCACGAAGTCGGTGAGATTAGGGGTGACAAATGTGAGGTCATCGGCACCAAGTTCGTCGTCGCCATGATCCACTCGCTCTCAAAGGACGGGAAGTACCCGGATTGGATCACTGAGGATTTCGGTTTGGTGATCTTTGACGAATGCCACAGGGTTCCTGCGGATCAGTTTCAGACTGTCGTGGACATGTTCCCTGCGAAGTTGCGCCTGGGCCTCTCAGCCACGGTAAACAGGTCAGACGGCAAGGAGCAGTTGGTATTCGCCCACATCGGCCCCATCCGGGCGCGAACCGAAGCCCAGCTTATGGTTCCCAAGGTGCTGCGGTTTACGTCAAACTGGAACTGCCCGAGGAAGATCGTTGAAGATCCCGAGACGGGGCAGAAAGACGTTGTTCGAGTACCCCACCAACCGGGCAAGACGACGCATATGGAGAAGATCATCGCTGCAGACCCGGAGCGGAATTATCTGCTTGCCGAGCTGACGCACAGCGCCTTTGAGAAAGGTCGCAAGGTGGTCGTTTTCTCGACGCTGCACGATCATCTGAGATCGATACACCGCGCGTGCTCCAAGGATTTCAAGATTAGTGGCAGGGACATGGGGTTCTATCTAGGAGCCACCACAAAGGCCGAAAAAGAGCACCGCGAGAGGGAGAAGGTGAAGCCTATCATATTCACGACCTATGCGATGATGGGTGAGGGCACGAGCATCGACTGGCTCGATACGTGCTTGCTCGCGATGCCCCGCGCCAAGGTCGAGCAGCCTGTTGGGCGCATCCGCCGAGAATACCCCGACAAGAAGCAGCCGGTTGTCATGGACGTTATTGATCCCGACAGCCCTGTGTTCCTGGCCTACAGTACATCTAGGGCCAAGTGGTACGGCTCAATTGGAGCCGAAGTGAAAGACATGCTGTAAACGCGCAAGGAGGCGATCATGGCATTGAAGATTACGAAGAAAACCGCAACTGCCACGACCAGTGAGCAGACCAAGAACAAGGGAGAGATCATCTCCGAAGACGCCAATGAGGAAATCGTTGAGGTTCCGGCCTCGGTCGCCGCTTCTACCGAAGGCTCTGTCGGCCCGTGGTGTGAGGTCGGGACTGAGATGTCCTACACGCACAACCTTGGCAATTATCAGTCGGCACGCCTTCAGGTGAGCCTCAAGGTTCCATGCCTGCACGGTGAGGTGGACGACGTGTTCGAGTTCGCCAAGGAATGGACCGACCAGAAGCTTCAGGGAATGGTCGCAGAACTCGAAAGCGAATAACCGCAAGTCGGCATTGCAATTAATTGCACAGGAGCGAGAAATGCTGAATGACCGACGTCTCGGGAAATTCACGATCACGGTCGAAGCCATCAATGACGCGCCTGAAGTCGTCTGCGCGATCATGGGCCAGACGATCATCCTTCGTGCGGAAGCGCGACTGTCATCCAACAGCATCGAGTACGAGGCGCTTTGCGAGCACTTCGATGATGTTCCCGAGGGCGACCTGCTGCCGGAGTACGACGTACTCTACGACGGTGAGACCGAGACGATCACTTGGGTGAGGCAGGAGTAGCCGATGGCCGTCACAATCAAAAAGGTTCAGAAGGCGTCCGTAAGCGCCGCATCGCTGCTCAAGCAGTTCCAGAAGGACATGGGCGACGGTGCCGGCTCGTATGGCAACCAGTGGGTCAACACGGACCGCATTCCGACCGGAATGTTCGAGCTCGATCTTGCGTTGGCCGGTGGATTTCCGCGCGGGAAGGTCTCTATGATCTTCGGTCCGGAAAGCTCAAACAAGACCAACATCGCGCTGCTGGCCATCGCACAACACCAGAAGCTTTGGCCAGAGCTCACCTGCGTGTTTGTCGATCTAGAGAACGAGTACAACGCCCCGTGGGCGCGGAGCCTCGGCGTGGATACAGACAAACTGATCGTCTTGAAGCCAGCCTATGCCGAGCAGGCCGTCGATATGGTCGAGGCGATGCTACTGGCCGACGACGTTGGCCTGGTTGTGCTCGACAGCCTCGCCGCCCTCGTGGGCACCGCGGAACTTGAGAAGAGTTCGGAGGGAGAGAACCCCGGTGCGGCAGGACGTATCGCGGGCAAGCTCTACCGCAAGACAATAGCTGCCTTTGTGGAAGCGGAGAAGCGCGGGCACTACCCCACGCTCTTCTACATCAACCAGATCACCTACAAGATCGGTGTGATGTTCGGAAACCCCGAGACGACACCCGCTGGCAAGAAACCCTGGTTCCAGTCGGCGGTCGTGTTGCGGGTCTACGGCAACAACATCATCGACAACAAGGTTTCGAAGGTGATGCCCGTACGGAAGGAGGTGAACTTCGTTGTCAAGAAGTTCAAGGTTCCGATCCTAGCGGCGTCCGGAAAGTTCGAGATGGTCACACAGCCGCATGCCGGCCTGGAGATCGGCCAATGTGACGACGTGAATACCATCAAAGGCTACCTCGAAAGCTTCGGAGAGCTGGCTCCCGCCGAGAAGAAGGGATGGGAGATTTTTGGTGAGACCTATGCCACCCAGAAGGAATGGAAGGAAAGGTTCCACACCCAGCCTGAATACGCCAACAAGGTTCGTAGCCACGTCATCAAGGTGATGATGTCAGGTGGCGAACTCATGGAGGAAGGGGAGTCCGATGGATAACCCCTACCTGAAGCGGAAGCAGAAGCACGCCATCGGCAAGTCTGGCAGGGCCTCAGAGCAGCGCCTTGCCCGACAGCTTGGTGGGCGGAACCGACCAGCCTCCGGAGCGGTGGAGGGTGCGAAAGGAGACATCGACCTCGGTTCCGTGCTCATGGAGGCAAAGAGCACCACGGGTCTGTCTATCGGCCTCAAGAGAGACTGGCTCCTGAAGATCGCTCATGAGGCACGATCCGAAGGCAAGACACCCGCGCTGGCAATCTCCTTTGTCACACCTGATGGACGGGCGATCCTCGACGGGGATTGGGTGGCTGTGCCTCGCCATGTCTGGGAAGGGCACCTGAAATGAAATGGATCGAGAAGGCGAAGGCACTGCCGGTCAAAGAGGTGCTTCCGTACGAACTGGTCAGTGCGGAGGCAGCCAAACTCTATTGGGAGACCGCCAGCGACCTTTCTGCACTGCAGCCCGTAGCAGTGCCGTTGCCGGAACCGAAGGACATACCCGTGAAATTGGCACTCGACGCTCTGACGGCTCAGGGCATCATGATCAAGGAAGTCAACCAGTCCGCGAGCTACAGCTATGACGGACTGGAGTTTGATCTGTCGATGACGATCCAGATCATGCCGGACACCGGCAAGCAGACTCTGGCCAGCCTGAACGAGTGGTTCTTTGAGAGTAAGGGGTGGTGAGTTGGCGATCACGTTCCTGAAGAAGGCCAAGGACTTCCAGCCGAAGAGGACAGCAAAGTTCTTTCTCCATCAGCACCTGTCGAATTTTGACAAGGCGCGACCCATGGCGACCGTGCACGCGTCGGACCTGACGAAGCCGGAAGGTATGTGCCCCCGTGCGTACGCTCTGCATGATGTCACGAACGTTAAGCCGAAGGATCGCTGGCTGTCCGCATCAGAACGGATGACATTCCAGATCGGGCGTGACCAGGAACGGAACATCGTGCTTTGGTTCGCGGAGATGGGTCGGGCCGTGTGTCACTGGAAGTGCGTAGCCTGCGGCAGCGTGCATCAGTTTTGCTTACGGCCCGAGAAGTGCGAGACGTGTGGCACACGGACGCTTGAGCCGAAGGAAGTACGCTTCAAGAGCGCGAAGACAGGCGCGTCGTGCGGCGTGGATATGCTGCTGGCTCTAGGTGGGCCGAAGCTCGTGCCCCATGAGATCAAGACCATGGACAAGGACGAGTTCAAGTCTCTGAAAGCCCCTCTTGCGGAACACAAGTGGAGGACGAACCTCTATCTGCGGATCATCGCTGAAAGCGACAGTCCGTGGGCTAGTCAGATCGATACGTCGGAGGCGGCGATACTCTACACAACCAAAGGGGGTTACGGGTGCGCCGATCCGGAGGTCAAGAAGTGGGGGCTCTCCGACAACTTCAGTCCGTTCAAGGAGTTCTTTGTAGAGCGCGACGACAAAGCCACCAAGGAGCCGGCGTTCAGAGCCAAGGTTGTGAAAGACTTCCGGGACGGCAAGGTCGGTATGCCGTGCGGCATCTGTTCGTCCTCAATGTCCAAGCGGGCGGCGGGTTGCGAGTTCAAGAAAGCGTGCTTCAGCGGAGAGTTCCCGCCCGAGTATGATTGGAAAAACAATGGAAAGTGATCAAGAGAAGGCTGTGGCGGTTCAGAACCGTCTCGCGTCTTGCAAGCTCCTGCTCGAAGCTGCACTGAACGAGTTCTTGGCAGCGGTGATCTGTGATGATCCCAAGGAGCAGGAGAGCCAGCGCGTCAGAGCACATGCGATTGTTGACGCGCAACTCGATGGCTTGTCGGATTTCTGGAAGTTGTCCCAGAGAGGGGTGCGGAGATGATGCCCCTGACATCGATAGGTATTGATCCGTCTGCCACAGCAACCGGCATCGTGGTGCTACGTGAGAACGGTACAGCGACACCTGACCTGTTGGCCGAGTTCGAAATCAAAACTGGAGATATGAGGGGTGTTGAACGCACCCGGTTCATTGTCGAGAAGGTCATGACCGCGATCCACGAGTTCAAGCCGGATCGTTTGGTCCTGGAGGGGTATTCCCTCGGCAAGAACCCCAACAGCACCATACCGTTGGTAGAGCTTGGCGGACTTCTCCGCTTCATGCTCGTGTTGGATGGCTTTAAATGGTACGATCCCAGCGCCTCAGAGCTAAAGAAGTTCGTCACCGGCAAAGGCGGTTCCCCGAAGGAGCAGGTCATGATGTACGTCCTGAAGAGGTGGGGGCACACCGCGATAAGCAACAACACTGCCGATGCGTATGGGTTAGCGGCCATGGGGCTGGCTATATCGAACCGCCTTCCGGGGATCACGAAAGACATGCGTATGGTGGTCGGAAAATTAGCCATCAAGTGCAATTAACTGCATTCTTGAATTGCAATTAATTGCACAACTGTTAGTGTCGTGGGGTTCATTTACCAACGCTGCCACGGAGGGCTTCTGTTGGTCACATTCCCAAGCAAGGAGTAAGACGTATGAGCGCAGCAAGCCTTAGCCTCCTGAAAGGCGGGAAGAAGTCCGCCGTGGAGGAAGAGCTGGAAGACGAAACCGGCACGGAGACAGCCGCCGAGGTTGAAACCGAGGCCGCGACCGATGACGGCGACGAAACGACAGTCGATGTCGATGTCATGGACAGCGGTGAGCTCGACAATCTGGTGCAGGAGTTCGGTATCGACACGCCGGCCAAATGGTCCGGCTGGGGTGCTGAAGAAAAGCGCGCCTGGTTGAAGGAGCAGTTTGACGACGGCTCCGAGGAAGAGGCGAAGACGGAGCCTGAACCCGAACCGGAACCTGAAGAGAAGCCTGCGGCCAAGAAGACCACGAAAAAGACCGCTGCCAAGAAGACGGCAGCGAAGAAGGATACGGCCAAGGCGCAGGAAAAAGCCGAAGAGAAAGCCGAACCGGCGTCGAAGGGTAAGAAACCGGCTGGCAAGGCCGTGGCCAAGGCTACTTCCAAAGCCGGTGAGGTGACGAAGCCAGGTGAAGACGTGCTCTCTGACTTGATCCATGAGATCGAGACGATGAAGGAGAAGCAGGCCCGCGAGCTGGTGACCGAACTGTCGGAGCAGACCGAGGTTACCTTCTTCAAACTCGGTGGCGTGCTTTCGGTGATCCAGGCGAACGGTTGGTATGAGCCCTACGCATCCTTCCGCGAGTTTGTCGAGAAGGAGCATGGCCTCCACTACCGCAAGGCCACCTATTGGGTCGGCATCTACAACAGCCTTGCCGAAAGCAAGGTGCCGTGGTCGAAGGTTGCGCATCTTGGCTGGACGAAGCTGAAGGAGATCGCCAGCGTCATCACGCTCGACAACGTGGACAAGTGGGTCGAGATTGCGCAGGGGCAGACCACGCTCCAGCTGATCGAGACGGTCAAGGCGCACCTCGCCAAGGACACGCAGAAGAGCCTCGGAGATCAGTCTTCGAAGACAGTTACGACCAAGACCTTCAAGGTCCATGATGAGCAGCGCGAGGTGATCGAGGCGGCTCTGGAGAAGGCCAAGGGCGAAACCGGCACTGCTGTCGATACCGTCGCCCTGGAGCATATCTGCGGCGATTATCTGTCGTCCCAGACGATGCCGCAGCGCCTCAAGAGCATGGGCATCGAGGCAGCTCTGGAAGCTCTTGAGAAGGCGTTCCCGAACGCGCAGATCGAAGTCGAGCTGACCGAGGAAGAAGAAGCGGCCTGACTGACGGCACCCGACGGTGCATTGACGAACGGGGAGCTGGTATCGACGCTGGCTCCCCAAATCACTGGCCAAGATATGGCTGGGTCGTCGGGAGACACGACAACCTTGTCGATGTACGGCCCAAACGGCTCTTTCTCCTTTGTGTCTCTGGAAGACGCAGTATCAGCCGTACTTCAGGAAAAGATGGCACTGATTGCCGAGCATCTGGGGAACGCCGCGCCCGCGATGTCGCATGTCGGCGCAAACTTCAAGAAGTTGATCCAAGAGGCGTTGTGTCAGACGCAGGAATGAAAAAGGCCGCCCCGAAAGAGGGGCGGCTTAGTGTCCGCTTGCTGAACTTTGCGGAAGTATCCCCCTCAAATGGCTAAAAAAGAGGGGAATTGGAGGATGCATGGTCGGCCCAATGGGCCAGGTCGCTGCTCACGAAGGTAAACTTGGCCCTACGTGACGCTGACCGAATTATTTGGTCGCGGCGTCCAGCTCCGTCGATACCTTGGTGAAGGTCGTATTCAGGCTGTCACCAAGAGTGCCGGCAGTGACAATGATACCCACTGCGATCAGAGCGGCCAGAAGGCCATACTCGATAGCGGTTGCACCGGACTCGTCCTTGAGGAATTTCGCGAAGAGATTTTTCATTTGCCTGGTTCCCTAACCCAGCGGCGATGTTATTCGTTTGCCGCGTTTCGTTTTTGACAAGTTGGAAGTTAGAGGCATCCGCTTGAAAAGCTCTTAATGAAGAAGGTCAATGACCTCTTAACTGCGCTGTGCTTAACGGTCAGTTACTACTTCAGCGTGTTTTCTAGAATTACAGGATCAGTGTTGGCTCTGACTTTGACATCGCCGCCCCGGTGCCCGCACAAGGGACATTTGAGTGAACGGTGGATTGTCTTGTCACCGACAAATCGAAACTCAGGCCCCAGCTTTTGTATCAAGCGGTCCAGGTCTATTTCTCCGAAGTGATCGCAGTCGCGATTGATGCAATACCCTGTCAGACCCATCCCGAGCTTTTTCAGCTTCCAGAGAGTGTCCACGGTTAAGGGGTACGTGATCACGTAATGCGAGAGGTCGATCATTCGAGGAATATAGTCCTTCCGCCTTCGCAAGACAATTCTCGGGATTTCGTGCAATTAATTGCATTTTTTTCTGTACGCCACGGCTCTATTTGGTAGACTGTGGGCATAGGGAAATACCCAATCTCACCGTGCCAAGGAGGGCAGAAGAGATGAACACCCAGATCGAAAATCTGAAAGCGGCACTCCCGATGGTGCCTGATCGCCAGAAGGACTTCGCCGGCTCGCTGATCCATCAGTTCGAGCGCAAGGGCGATCTATCCGATAAGCAGTGGTATTGGGTCCAGAAGCTGGCGGATGATGCAGAATGCGCCGGCGTGCCCGACTTCACCAAGGAACCCGAGGTTGTCGGCCAGATGCATGGCCTCATAGAGCTTTTCGAGACCGCCAAAGAGCATCTGAAGTACCCGGCCATCTCTCTTCAGCTGGACGACGGATCGCCCCTCAAGGTCTACATTTCAGGCTCCAAGAGCAAGACACCGGGCTTCGTACAGGTGACTGATGGAGGCCCGTTCGGCAACAACGTCTGGTATGGCCGAGTGTCGCCCGAGGGCGTTTGGGAGAAGTCGAAGGCGGCTGAGGCCGACCAGGTGATGGCACGCAAGGTCCAGACCCTGCTCAAATCCATGTCTGTCGATCCTGCGGGCACAGCCAGTGCCTACGGAAAACTGACCGGGCACTGCTGCTTCTGCCGCAAGAAGCTCGAAGACGAGAAGAGCACGGCGGTCGGCTACGGCCCGGTCTGTGCGAAGAACTACGGTCTGCCGTGGGGAAAGAAAGCCAGCACGTTCGCGTGCAATTAATTGCAAATCGCAAGGAGGCGATTGTGAGTGAGATCGAAAAGATCATCGAGCATCTGACAAAAGACGTCGAGGCGTTGACCGCCGAGATCAAAGTCTGGGGTGGCAACTTCTCCGCCGATCCAGTTTACGCACTGGAGTGGGCCGATGGCATCTTCGCCAAAGTCGCCATGCATCGTGTGAAGGGTATCGTCCTAGCGTGGGCGCAACGCGCCAAGACGAAGGATCAGGCGCAGGACTGTGTGCAGAGTCTTTGTGAACACGCAAAGAGCGAAGCACTGCGGCTTACACGCCTTCAGGCGAAGACGAGTTCGCGATCACATGACCATCTCAACGCCGAGATTGCCATCGCTTGGGCGAAGGTTGCCGACTGGTTGGGGAGGCCGATCCTGTGAAGCACAAGATCACGATCCTGTGGGGCGGCGCACCCGAACCGGGGCAAGAGGCTGTCACCTACGAATTTGACACCAAGGCCGAGCTCGATGCCTTCACCTACGCCCTCGGGGAGGCTGACGGGTGGATGGGCTGGACTGAAGTCGAGGAAGGCTACGTGTACGGACAGGGGCGCGGTGATGCCTCGTAGACAGCTCATATCAAGTGAGGAAGCCGTACAGGGCAAGACCCAACACAGGAAACCCTGCTCTGACTGCCCTTGGGCACGAACCGCGCTGAATGGATGGCTCGGCGGAGCGAGCATCGAAGAATGGCTCCAGAGGGCGCACTCGGACACCCTCGTGCACTGCCATGTCATCGACAACATGCAATGCGCCGGCATGGCCATCTACCGACGCAATGTCTGCAAGCATGTCGATCCTCCGCTTCTGCGGCTGGAGAGAGACAAAGACACAGTGTTCGCGTGGCCAGCGGAGTTCACGGAACATCACTCGAAATTCCCGAAGATCGGAGACGACGACGGATGAAGAACCTCGGCAAGAAACAAGTGCTGGTCGAAAGCTTTTTTGATGGTGCGCGCACCAGATCGGCCACAGAGACGCGAACTGTCTATCAGGACAGAAAAGGCAATTATTTCGTGAACTGGTTCGGGGGCGGCAAACGGTCGATCAGCCTGCTTCCGGATGGTCAATTCTACTGGCGGATCGATGTTCGGTCGATCAAGGCGATCTCGTTGGCCGAAATCAAGCAATCGCTGCAGGGGAAGATTGATGGTTAAGGCCCCCATCAAAACGAAAATACACATTCTCCACCGGATACCGCTCGGCACAGTCGTGCATGACAATGGCGGGCATCCTTGGGTCTATGTAGGTTGGCGCTTCACGGCACACAAATCCTATAGCCACAGGTTCTACAAAGCCCAACTGGGCAAATCGAACAAGATGCCCATTGAATTCCACGCCGTGAAGCGCTCGACGCTCCTGAAGATGTTTCCCGACATCGGAACTTGCTGGCCAGACCCGGACGCACCCCCAGAGCAGGCCCCGGTCGATTGGCAGGCCCTCATGGAGCTGGAGTAGGAGATCATCCCGATGAAACTGCGGCCCGTCTACAACAAGAAGTTCGGCCAGTGGAAGCTGTGTCATGACCAATGGTGCGCCTACGGAGAGACTTCGGTGGTCGCCCACATTCTCACCAGTCTCGACGCGGAACGCGACGGCAAGCTGGCGAAGCAGATCGCCACGCAGTTCAACGCCTATGACGAAATGCGGGCAGACATCGATGTCCTCCTGAAACAGCTGCACACCATCGAGCACGCGCAGGACCACGACGCCATCAAGGCAATCGAGAAGAAGTACGGGTGGAAACTATGAGCAAGGACAAGGTGGAGCGCGACGACCTCATGGAGCGCACGCGGGCGGCAGTCACGTACTGCAACACGACCAACGACCCTGGGACGGACATGGTGGCGTTTATGGCGCTGTTCCATCCCGAAGTCCCGCAGGACCAGGTGCGGAAGATGGCACATGACGCCAGAGAGAACAGGAGGCGCTGATGAACAGGAACGTGCTGAACTACCCCGACTGGAAGTTCCCCAGCAAATACGCAGAGGAATACAGCCCGCTGTCCGACTGGATGATCTTCGGGCACCACACCGATGGCCGGGGCCGGATCATCGGATACGACATCGCGGAGGCGAACCCCTCCGGCAACGACGTCATCACCTGCGTGCCGAACGACATGGCCGAGAAGATCGTGGCCCTGCGCGAACGCTTCACCCGCGACCTCATGCTGATCCTGTCTGGGCAGGAAGCCAAGAGCGACGTGCTCCACGCCACGATCAAGGAGTGGGCAGCAGAACGCCGTACCTTCCTCTCGGGGGAGACGCCCCAGCTCCGCGAGATCAGCGAGCGTATGGTGGCGCTCGTGGGGGAGAAGATCACATGACAGATGTCGCTAATGTGAGGAAGTCATGAACCCCTACGAGCGCGGCCAACACAACCGTAGACTGGTACGCGAGTGGCTTGGTGCACCTCTCGCTCAGGTCAACAAAGACTTCCGGCTAGAGGCTTTGGGCAGGGCGTTTGGGTTAGGGATCGATTACCTCCGAGAGTGGGTGAACAATGACGCCAGCATGGGTCCGTACCTGCAGGAGGAAGTCGTGGCATGGATTGGTGATCATCCCGATCTCCAGCAGAACAATCCGAGCTACGAAGAGACGATATTTGCGAAGATGAGGATCGAATGACCGACGTCGCCAATGTGAAGATCACGCTCGATCTTTCCTACCACGAGGCTCGCTTTGTTCGCGCGTCACTGGAAGGTAGGCGGAAGAAGTTTGAGCGAGCAGCCCGCAAGAAGTTCACCCCTGAAGCCGGAAAGATCGACCGCAACCAAGCAGGCATCGAGCAAACCACCGAACTGATCGACCGGATCAATACCCTGCTGGATGAAGCCATTGCGGAGCAGAAGGAATGACCTACAGATACACCCGCGTGACCTTCCGAATGGGGCAGGAGATCGCACGAGACGAGCACACCGTTTCGGGGCACACACTGGAGTCAGAGATGGGTAGTGCGGGAGAACTCGCCTTCCACATGCTCATCAACAAGTGGAACCGCCAGGGCCTCATAGGCACCCCTGCGAGCAACCTCATATACGTCTATGTCGCTCATTAACCATCACTCGTTTTCAGCACTCGACATGTGCAATTAATTGCAATTCTGGCTGTACGCCAGACCCTCACTTTGAAAAGATCAGATCAAAGGAAATTCAACCTTTTCCAATCGGTCGCCCCACAGGGCATGTAGCAAGGAGGCTAGAATGACCACAGCAACCCAGACCGCCAAAATGATCTACGCAGACCCGTCGGTCGCGAACATGATTTTGGGCAAAATGAAGAAGCGCTTCCCCGAGAGGAAGTACACCGTGGTGCAGGTAAGCGCGGGCCACCAGATTGTCCCGATCACGGTCTGCCCGTCAGCCATGCCACCCAAGAAGCCAGTCCCGGTCAACAACAAGACCTTCGCGTCTGCAGACAGCGATACTCTCGACGCTCTGGTGTTCGAGTTCCCGTATCTGCGGCAGACGAAAGCGTGGTGGTACTTCGATGGCGGCGATGTCCAGTACCTGCACAAGAACCACTGCATCAGCGCAGAGCTGATCGAAGAACCCATGGAGCCCGTGAAGCTGCGCATCAAGGTGACCGCAAAGGTCGCGGCAGAGAAGGGCCTGATCCAGAAGGAGGCCGCGTGATGCGAGGACACCCAATGATGCGCATTCGCATTACTCCGGAGCTGAAGGACCAGCTGGGGACGGTTGCCAAGGAAAACAACCGCAGCCTCAACGCGGAAGTGGTGGAAGCCCTAGAGAGGCACCTCGGCCAACGCACGGGGGCCGGCGATATAGCGGCTCTGGAGCATCGCGTCACCGTGCTGGAGGCGTCAGTCAAACTTCTGTCGAGGATGGTCATCCCCGATGAGTTACGGAAGGGTGACTGATGAACAGCATCGCGAGCCAGAGCCCAAGCTATGTCGTTCTGGGCGAACACACGCTGGGCTTCATCCAGCCGGACAATCCTGACTGGATGGGTGTGCTGCACGGCAGTGTCCTGAAGGGTGGGTACGACTGGAAGAACGGCCCCGTGCACATCGGATGCATGAAGGATCAATTGCGCCCCGCAACCAAGGCAGACTTTGACGAGTATCGCGTCTGCTGGCGTGGGCATCTACCGGAGACCGACCAATGAAGTACGAGAACCTGAAGAAGGTGGCTTCCATCATGGGACACGAATGGTTGTCCCTGGATGCCCTGACGACAATCCGAGACCATCGTCACCTGTTCAGCCGGGAGGTCCGCGAAGAGTTCGACCAGTTCATGAAGGATGGCCGGGAGCTGTTCTTCGGCTCGGACGATCCGGGGCATCCCGACAATAGCGGGTTCGACGGACCGACGGGGGCAGAGTGATGCAGTTCGAGGCAACGATCTTCGGGGGACTGCCCGTCGTGGTGGAAGCCACCAGACAGCCGGCAGAGCGTGACGTAGGCATCCTGTATGATCATTTCGAGATAGAAGCGATCTACACGACACGCACCCGCAAGCGCGACCGACGCGTTGTGATGAGGCCCATCCCGGACAGCTGGTGGACACGGCTCGACAAGTCGGGCGGATTGGAAGAACTGGCCGAGATCGCGGCAGAGAACTGGTAACCATATGTGCAATTAATTGCAAAACTGGCAGGACGGTTGTGCGTCCGGTGACCAGAATGAAATGAGACCAAAGGAGTAAGTGAGATGTTGTCTGTTGTACTCACTGGCCCAGCAATCGACAATGAGGGCCGATCCATCATCAGGGAAAACCTGATCAACGCATGCCACCAGACCGGTTATCTGACTGTGGGCAAACGCGTATCCAAAGACACCGACTTTCTTGTTGCGAGCAGGACGGATACGATCAAGGCGATCACGGCGGCAGAGAGAGGGGTTGCCGTGCTCACGTATCCTGAATTCATAAACCGTTACTTGAAGGGGGTAGACATTGCGATACAGGGGAAGCCGAACAGGTACACTGACAAAATCAATCCTGACTTGTTAGTTCCTGATTTCACGGACGGATTTTCAGCCGCAGATTTGTTGTGACAGGCAGAAGTGTGCAATTGATTGCGCACATGGCGAAAGGTACAATCCAATGGATTGCCTAGCGCTGCCGCAATTATTCAAGGAGGAATTGGTGGCCAAAAAAGCTGAACAGGTCTATGCCGACGCGCTCTCGCTCGCAAAGGCGTTTGACGACAACTTCATGGAGCTGGCGAAGACATTGCGCTTGCTTCAGGAAAGCGATCCCGACAGGTTCCGGGACTTCATCACCGCAACCGGCATGAGCCGGCGAAAGGCTTACTATCTGGTCTCGGTGGACAAGACATTCGAGCCGCTGAAGATACCCAAGAAGAAGCTCGTGGAGCTGGGGTGGACGAAGCTGACGACGATTGAGCCACATATCACCAAGCAGAACATGCATGAGCTGCTGGACGTCGCCCAAAAGCACACCGTGGCCGAGATCAAGAAATACCTGAAAGGCGAGCCAATCGAGGACAACGCGCATTCCGTCCTCATGCGGTTCAGCCCGGAGGATTACAGCCAGCTTATGGAAGCACTGCTTGCGCGTGGTGCAAAGAAATCAGGACGCGGCCTCGTGAACAAGGAAGAGGCCCTGATGAAGCTGCTCGCAGACTCCAAGGGGAACTGACAGCCACTGAATTATGAGGGGTTGACCGAACCCTTCATATTTCGGTGGATGTTGTGCAATTAACTGCACAGAAAGCGAAGGTTATGCGACCGCAGGACGTGAAGATCACATTCCTGAGCCCGATCAGGTGCGACACAGTTGTGGCCAATGGAAAGCGGCAGAGATCGCCGTACTTCTATCTCCTGCAGACCGGATCGTCTCCGATCAAGCTGGAGTACGCGTCCAAGGACGAGGCAAGAGCAAACCGGGCTCAGCTTCTACAATCTCCCGGCGCGAACGCCGTGCCCTCCATGCGGCTCTTCCTGGCGATACAGGAAGCGATGGACGAACTATCGTCACTGGAGATTAACCAATCGGATTGACCTGTCGGTAAGGCGCAGACGGTAAATTCTGGACAATCCAGTCACTGTGCCAGGAGGTGGTTTTGGCGAAAGAAGACCCGTGGGCAAAGCTGCGGCGCATGAAGTCCAGCGGCGAGATCACCAGCGACGAATACGAACGTGCCAGAGAACTGATGGTTGAAGAGTTCGAGCAGATGGAGACGCGTGTTGCTGAGTTCAGCCGCAAATGGGGAGCCAGAACATGCGTGTTTGTGGTCTTCTGTGTCTGCGTCTATGTATTTTCGGAACTGTTTCTCACAGCGGCTCGGGAGCCGCAGGCGGGTCTTGGCCCTGGCATTCAGGTCACCCGCAGCGAATACGGCGACCGGTGGCCCTATATCCGTTTCGACGCTGCGACGATCCGTTGCACACCGCACGAGACCACAGGCCGGCCCTTGGTGACGATCCAGTATGACGGGGCAAACGTTGTCTACGGCCTCAATGGGGCGGCACTCGGCGTGGGCGGTTTCCCCGACCCCAGCCATTTCATCGCGCGAGGTTCAAACGGCATCCCCAAGGCACCTTTGCCGCAGGAATGGATAGACCGGGGGCTGCAGCTCTGTGGAGAATAGGCTGGGTTACCGGCCTTTCTTTTTGTTGGTGAAATGAAATTAATTGCACGTGCTTGGCAAATCTGTAGAGTGGATGAGTGCAATTAATTGCAAAGACCAAGGAGGGTCACAGTGAAGTTGAAAATCACCATGGAGCTGGAGATCGGTGACCTGACCGACGAACAGCGGGCCGAGCTGGAGGACGACATCAATTTCGTCAGCCGCGAGAAGTTCGGCACTGAGGGATGGCCATCGGACGAGGAAGAGGAAGGCTACACGCCGACCGTACCCACGCTGGCAGAGCAGAACCCAGAAGAGATCATGTGTACGCTCACGGATGCACTCCACGCCCTGGAAGACTGGCAGGAGGAAATCTGGGCCGGCACAGACATCTATGCCCGCATCACGAATATCAGTCACGTGGACGTGCGGGAGAACGACGCTGCCGACTCGGGTGATCGCATGGCTGAGGCCGAGAGGATCATTCGTTTATTCGCAGACCGCTACGACGAGATCATGCAGATCACCGGGGCAAAGTATGCGGTGGCCACGGCCATCGAGATGGAACACCTGAAGGCCGCCAAAGACTTCATGGTGGAAGCATGAGTACTCAGAGCAACACCTACGTCCTGTTTGGCGTCGTCCTGGACTACGAAAAGGCACACAAAGCCTGGCAGCATGATGATCCCGCGCACCCGGACCTGTATGACGTCCTCGAACCGTATATCGACAACGCCTTCAAGCCAGAGACGAACCCCAAGGACGGGTTGACGGTCCTGTATGACGGTATGTGTGGAAAGTACATCGCCGTCGGCCACGTCATCGCAAAGACGGAGAGCCACGGGCACTTCGACACCCCCATTTCCGCCATAGGCGACACGACACCCGCCGTACGGGACTTCCTGAAACCACTGTCCGACCTGATCGAGCAGCTGAACGTCCCCCCGGATGCAAGGCGCGGCGCTCTCGGCTGGCATGTGATCAGTCACTATCGGTAGGAGGACGGCGTGGGAAAGCCTGAAGGAGAAGGGCGAATGACCAAAGAACATAAGCTTGAAGAAGCGCTGGGCAATATTGTCGGACTCGACAGTCAAATAAATGCCGCCGCGAATGGTGACCGGGAGGTCGTTTACGGGCCTTTCGCCCGCATAGCCCGCGCCGCCCTCTCTGACCATAAGGCAGAGGCGCGTGTGAAACAGCTTGAAGCCGAAAAGTCCATCCTGATGGGGGCGATTGCCTTCGCTATCAATGTCGAGGACCATTATGACCGGCTCACGTTTCTTCAGTCTTTCACGGACGGCAGTGCTGACGAGGACGAGGAATGGAAAGACTGGCGGGAGTTCAGGGCTGGCCTTGTGTTGCACGGAACTGTTGCCAAGCAGTCGTTCCCAGAACTCCCCGTGAGCGCCACTGACGAAGACGAAAGCGAACTTCTGACTATCGCTTACATGAACGGCGCGGAGGACACGAAACGAGACCTCTTGAGTGACGAAGCCCTGGAGCGGTCGGCCAAGGCAATCCATGACGGACCACTCAGCGCGGGCGATGAAGAGGACTTTGGTACCAGCAAGGCGTCGGACTGGTGCAGGGAGGTTGCCCGAACTTCGATCCACGCCGCCCTGAAACGGAAGGAGGTTGGATGATGGCTGAATTCAAGAACACAATCGCGCAGGCGTCACAGAAAGCGTCTGACAGCATGACCGCAGACGGCATGGCGGCATTCGGGAAACCCGTCCCCTCGTATCGAAAGAGCGCGGCGTTGCGGCACTGCCGCCAGATGGGACTGAAGGATACGAACAAGGCTATGGGCATGATCAATCGCGCCGCTGATGCCATCGAGCGTGACGAGCCCTATCAGGCCATGGAAGCGATCATGGCTTACCTCGACCTCACGGGCACCTACCGTCTGTTGGCTGTCCTGTGCACTGCTGAGGAACCTAAGAAGCCAGAGCAGGAAATGGTGTACGAAGAGTGGGGGTTTTAATGAGCATTATGAAGGTCCATCCAACGAACCCCTTTGCCGATGGCATCCTGTTCAACGATCTCTGGGGCATGACCCTGGCGCAGCAGAACCTGCTGGCCGCGCGTGGCGTCGTGTTTGCCACGGAGTTCAGGCACGCGGGCCGTACGTACGGCGGAAACATCGTCTCCACTTCTATGGCCGGCGCGGAAGAGATCGCATTCGCTCGCGGCCTCGGGGAGGAAGTTGTCGGTGTGCTTCAGTCCGTCACGCCGGTAAGATAGTGCAATTAATTGCAAATGGAGAATTCCATGAGTTGGCCTGAAGCTGCCGTCCAGATCGCATTCATCATCGTGGTCGGCCTCGTCATCCTCGCGTTCCTGTCGAGGCGCAAGCCATGAGGATCAGCAGAAATTACCCGTACCTGTCCATCGCCAGGCATTTCGACGTCGATTATGGGGACGTTTTGCTGGTCGCTCAGTACCGGGCGAACGGTAACAAACGCGGCCCAAATGAGCACGAGAAGATGGCCCTGCATCGGGTATCGACGGAGATCAATCTACTTGTCTTCAAGGATTTCGTCGCTGCCGTCGATCAATCGATCCGCGAGTTCCGACGCATTCAGCGAGAAGGGTGGGACTGATGCGGGTCAAGGATATGGGCGCGATGGACATGGTGTTCACCCACGTCGATGAGAAGACCGGGGAGACGACGCATTTTGATGTGACGACGCTCGAAGACGATTGGCGCGTGAAGGCCAGAACGCCTGTCTGGATACCGGTCGATGAGGACGGAGCCAGACTGTTCATGGAGAAGCGGGGCATCGAGAAGCACAGACTCGACAGGTTGCGCGGCCTGCCCAAACTGGACCCGATCCTGGTGCTGCATTGGCCTGACGGTTCTCATCTCGTCGTGGATGGCCACCACCGCTATGTCGCGGCCTTTCTTGATGGCCATCGCGGCATGCACGCACGCATGATACCCCGCAGCATATGGCGTCGGCACGTCATCACCGATCTACCGGACGAAGTGGGAAAGTCGTTCATCGGGTCGTTCTCGGGTATCTATTGATGCAATTAATTGCATCATCTGAGTTTGTGCGGAAGAACGACAGAAACAGGACCAAGGAGGGTCGAATGTCACGAAAGCCTGTCACACTGTGGAAGCTCGGCTGGCTGCTGATTGCCCATCACTTTGGTGGGTGGAAGATCAAGCCGGGATACACGGTCGTTGAACGGGAGGCCGGAGGCGGCATCTATATCGCTGTGTGGATGGAGCGCCCGGATGGATGACTGGAAGACGGCGATGGGGCCAATCCTCCAAAAGCTCGACGTTGCTGCAAAGTTCGATGGAACCTCAAGCTGGAACGCCACCGGATCGGCGGCACTCGCCGGTCTTATCCGACAGATGGCCGGCATCATCGACAACCAGATCGAAGGCAGGAGTCGTGGTCACGTTGACGGCTCGCCTCACGCCCGAGAGCTGCGCCTGTACGGATCGGTACTAAACAACTGGTCGAAGGAAGAACTGCTGCTCGTGGTTGAGTGGCAGATGCTCCAGAAGTACCGAACCGGGGATGCCGAACGACGCATCCAAGAACTCAAGAACGAGATTTTTCGTATTGCCGAGGAAAGAAGCAATGTCAGACCTGTTCGACCAACTGCCAAAAAAGGGTGAAATCTGGGAGCACACCAAGTCAGGTGGGCGATACGAGATCGAGGGCAGCACCTTCAACACGATCACAGACAAGATCGACATCAGCTATATCCCCCTCTACCCGTGCGACTATGGACGCTTCAATCGCCAGCTTTTGGGACACCCGAAAGCGTTCCTGTCCAAGAATGATGATGGCACACCCAGGTTTTCGCGTGTAGAAATTCCGAAACCTATGCATAGCCTGGGGGGCGGAGTTGAAGTGGATAATCGATAAAATCAAAAGATGGTGGGAGGGGGAGTATCGTCCCTACGAAAATGACCCGAGGAACGGAGTCATCATTATAGGCGGGTATTTCGAAAGACACTGGACTTCGAAAGCCGCGCGGTTGGTTGTCGAGCATCTTCAGGAACACTGGAAGTTCTGGATCATGGCGACCATAGCAGCGATCACGGCGTGGGCCGCAGTAGCTGCATTGAACAACGGGAATGTCCGAAATGACACAAGTCAGCAAGGAGTTGCTTCTCCTGATCGAGGCGCGTCAGTGGCTGGAGATACTGATCGAGGAAGCGAACCTGGACCCACGGATAACTAGCATGGAGTCGTCGTCTGTGGGGCAGGACGGCAAGAGGGTGACAAACACCGTTACCCTGTCCGAGACCCTGGAGAAGATCGACGCCTTGAAGGTCATGGTGACCGACCGGGCTGACAACGATCCGTGACCGCTAAGACGCGGCTACAGCGTTGATAGAATTGTGCAATTAATTTCACTTGAATTGCGCTGAAAACCCAGCAGAATGAAAGAAAGCCAAGGAGGGCAAAGAATGTCAGAGCAACAGGAGCTTGATCACAATGATGCGGTGTTCGTTGCGCGCACCACTGTGGATGACTTTGCGGCGGCTTTGTATGGTCTAGCGTCCGGTGCTGTAGACTTTGGGAGCCCCGCGTTCGACCAATCCGTCGTAGGCGGGTTTGTGGAAGCCACCGGTACTCACTTGGAAGACTTCTTTGGTAAGTTGGCAGAGTCAGTCCCGGTCGTACCTCTGTTTGATTTCTGCTCGCTAAAAGAGCCGTCAATGGAGCATATTCAGTTCGCCGGCTCTCTCGTCAGCAGGAACGTTTTCCGGTTGCCTTACCCGAGCATAGTTTTGAAGACGTCAGTCGGTGGCGTCGAGGGGGGCATGTGGGCCTACATGTCCGAAGTAAGCTCTGGTGACATTTCGTACTGGTTATTCATGTCGTTCGGACAGGAGATGATGTTCGTTCCGTTCTCTCAGGGGGCTTTCCGATGCAAGGACGGTGACATTGCTCACGTGTCGGAAACAATCTTCTCGCAGGGGGAAGACGAAGAGGGTCTAAATTTTCGGTACTACGCGGGATACTGCATGATCGGTTTGATCGCATCCCTGATGAGTGCCGGGGTGTCCGTGCAGCAAATCGACTATTCGGCGAAGCTGAACAAGGCTCGCGCTAAGAAAGGCAAGCCACCCAAACCGACGAAGCACGTAGTCACGATCAACCCCGGAGCTCGATATGTGCCATCTTATGCTGGTGATGGTTTGCGAAAAGCGCCCAAACCGCATTGGCGTAGAGGGCATTTTAGGCGGCTGAGCCTCGACCGGGTGGTTCCGGTGGCACCTGCATTGGTCGGCAACAGCCTCGAAGTGTCCGATTTGGGCAAGCGCATGTACCGCACCGTGCAGCAGTCGCTGTAGTGCAATTAATTGCAGGAGGCATCTCATGGCAGCGTTCGCAAATCTGACCGAAGCGGAACGAGAACGCCTCGAAATGCTGATCGAGGAAGCCGGCGAGATTATCACCATCGCCACGAAAGTTCTCCGCCACGGATACGATAATCACCACCCCGACGACCCAGCGACGATCACAAACCGTGTTCGGCTGGAGCGCGAAGTGTTGGACCTTCAGACCGTCTACACCCGCATGATGGGGGAAGGCGACGTCTCATCGGACAACCTGTTGGTCGATCTCAATGCCGAGTGGAAGCGCAAACTCTTCTGGACGCGGCATCAGGCAGGGAGTCCACAATGAGGCTGCCGCAGATCGAACAAGAGCTCCGAGAGCTGGCCGTTAAGCACGGCATACCGAGACTCGAAGAGCTTGCGGACGAAATCCCTCGCCGTAAGAGAGCGGTCAGGGCTCCAGCAACCTCCACTCCTATGACAGAAGAGCTCAAGGACGCCATCCGAGCCTACAAAAGAGCAAACCCCACGAAAACCCAGCATCAAATTGCGTCCGTATTCGGGGTCAGCCAGGGGCGTGTAAGCGAGACGCTGAGCGGGAAGAGAACTTGATGTTGATTACAGCGATTGAAGATGTGGGTGTCGATGACCCGGATTTGCCGTCCATGAAGGAGCCGGGACGCATCCTGTTCGAGATTTATCATATCTACAGAACTGCCGATGCGCCTTCGCGGTATGAGTTGGAAGTATTCGACCACGACGGATCGACCTTCTGGTTGCAGGAGGGTATGGGCCTCGACTATTTCCTGCAGCATGATGCCGACATCGATCTGGAGATGTGCGGTTGGTACGTGATGGAGGGCGTCACCGGAACCTACCATCGGGGTGATGGGTGGACGATCGATGACGACGAAGATTGGGAGTTTGAGCGCATCCGCCGCGCGGACCCAGCCGAGATAGAAGGCGAGGCTTTGTCGTGAAATGTGAGGGCGGGCGACGAGAAGCCATCCGTAGAAAGATAATGGCGAGGGTGTCCGAGCAGGATGCCCCGACATGGATGCCGCCAGAACTCGGGCCGTGCCAGATATGGACGGGGCCGACCAGCGGAGAGGGTCGGGGAGGCGGGTATCCGCGCATGTGGCTCGACGGTCAGACGGTCGCCGTACACATCGTGAACTGGACGAATGAGCACGGCTACGTGCCTGGGAAAAAGCAGTTGGATCACCTTTGCCGCAACAGGCTCTGTGTATCGGATAGGCACTTGGAGCTCGTCACCCACAAGCAGAACCAGAAGAGACGCGCGGCAGCGAGGGCCATGATCGGCCACAACGGTGGTCCTTTGCTGTGCGAGGAATGCAATTAATTTCATGGAGGCATCATGAACTACCCCGACACGACCACGGAGCCCACGGCCCACACAAGGAAGGCTGCTTCGGAAGCGAGCTTCCAGAACCACACCGATGCTCAACTGGCCTATCAACTGGTCGTCGTAGGCCGGCAGGACATCAATCTCACACAGATGCAGTATGCGGCGAGGGATCGCATCCTGAAGCTTTCCTGCGAACTCTGGGACGCACGTCAGCGTATAGCTGAACTGGAGCGGCGTGAGCGGGAAGCCTTCAAGGCTGGTTGGCGCACCAATGCCGCAATCAGCGAACACCCGGAGTCTTATCTCGAAGGCTGCGAGCAGGTGGATTTCGATGAGTACAGGCTTCGCGGCCTTGATGACTATCTGCAGAACGCGATCTCGGAGGCCGGGGCGGAATGATCGTCGTGAAGGTGGAGCTCTGGAGCGCAATCACCGGGCAAAAGACCACGCTTGGCGTGATGCACATATCGAATGACGGGACATCGGAAGACCCGAAGGTGGCTGATTACTCAGGGGCGGTTATGCGCAAGCCTGATTTCAAGTCGGTCACTCGGCACGGTCAGATCAAAGGGCATCGCCGGCTCGACCAGGTAATTTGGGTGCTGGTTAGAAAGATGCTGCAAAACATGGGTTACTAGTGCAATTAATTTCACAAACCTGCGCATGACGTGTAGGGTGTGAGTATCACTGAACCAAGGAGGGCGCTGTGATGCATGCAATCAAGGAAGCAGCCGGCATAGCTTCGACCATCGCGGTCTTTGTTCTGCTGCTGGGGCTGATCTTCATATGAGCCGGATACGACTACACTCGAAGTTCGGCCTGAACCCAACATTACCCGTCTGCTTCTGGTGCGGAGAGGACAAAGGGGAGGTCGCGATGTTGGGGTCCGGGTACAAGCAGGAGGCACCGCCGCGCATGGTGCTGGACTACGTGCCTTGCAGCAAATGCCAGTCGGAGATGGAAAGTGGCATAGCCTGCATCGAAGCGACCAACCCCAAACACACCGACAACCCGCCTTTTGCCAAGGAGGGTTCTCTTTCGAGTGTTGCACCGACCGGCAGGTGGGCAGTGGTGAGGCGGGAAGCTTTTGATCGCTACCCGGTCGATGAACCACTGAAGAAGCAGATCATGGAGCGCGGCAAGTGCTTCCTACAACCAGAAACATTCAGCCTCATGTTCGAAGGGGCTGATGAAACCGTAACCGGAGAGGGGCAATGAAACCCATCAACTCATTGGACGATTTATTCGACCTGATTGAAGCAGACCTCGCGACCACACCTGAGAATGATCGCATTTGCCATTGCGGCACCTGCCAGGACGCTGTTGAAACATCCATGAAATTGATGGAGCAGATGGTCGAGAACGATTGCATCCTATGGGCGATGCAGGTCGCTTCGGTCATGCAGGTCATATCTCTTGCCATGTCTTCCAGAGCAGAGAACAGCACTGACCTGTACGAAGCAATAAAGCACAGGATGACCAGCACGATGGTCGATAAGGAAAACAATGCGAAGAGGCTGGAGAAGCTTCTGAACTCAGTTCGGTCGAAGCCGAAAAACTGAACCGCTTGTGCAATTAATTTCAACACAGCACTAGGAGTGACGCTATGTCCGGAATTTCCGACGCCCTGAAGAACGCAGCCGAGTCCCAGGATGCCGATACGGCTCAGGTGTTTGCAAACATTCTGAACACCGATCTGCTCGCCATGAAATCCTACAAGGGCGTACTCAGATACGAAGCTCATGATGCGCTGCGTTTGTCCCGCATTCTGCAGGAATACCAGCAGATGAACCGTTCGGAGATGCTGGGTAAGATGCCGAGCACCGCCAAGTTCGTCGCGCAGAAGGCGGATGACGCGAAAACCACGGACAACTGACCATGGCCGGCCATCTGGATTGGGACAGCCTGACACCGCAGCAACTGTACGACATGCTGATGGACGGCAAGACGTATAGCCAGATAGCGGCGCTCTACGGGGTGTCCCGAAACACCGTCAGCGGTACAGTCTATCGCTGGCGGAACGCTTCAAAATTCCCGGCCAACCTGCCAAGCTTCAGCAACGCCGCCAAGCCCAAGTCTGGCAGCAAAATTCTAAAGCAGCCGCGTAAGGTGAGGCAGAAGACGAACATCAATCTGCCCAAACCCGCACCGGAGGGGTTCGACCCGGACGCGGAAGCGGAGAGGCCCCCGGAGATCAAACCTCCGACGAACGACCCGGTAAGCATTCTGGACCTGGAGTTCGATATGTGTGCCGTGGTTGTGAGCACAGACCCGGTGATGTACTGCGGCTGTAAGCCTTTGAAGAACCACACGTTTCGTATGTGCGCGTATCACGCTGCGGGAATGGTGGCGGATGCCAGCGACCGCCGAAAGGCCCGAAAGCTTGCCCGGAGGCTTCATAGGCGGTAGGTAACGTGCAATTAATTGCACGGAGGATCGTCATGTTCGACATCGACGGCAAGGTATACCCATCGTTGGCTGATCACGGCGCGAGGGCAATTGTACCGGCTTTGAAGCTGGTGAAGATCACGCCGAACGATGCCAGCGATCTACCGGACGGGGCGTGTCGCGGCATCTGGGCTGCGGCAGACGGCACGGCCAACCTGACATTCGTTGGCGGGCACACCGAGGATGGCGTCCCCTTGTTTGCAGGGCTCAACCAGATCGGTGTGGCCCGTGTGCGGACTGGCGGCTCGGCAGCCGATCTCTGGGCCATCTACTAAACGCAATCAGGAGACTCCCATGCCCTTGAAGATTTCCACACTCTCGGCAATCGCTGCCTGTGACGCCCTCGTTGGAGCGATCAATACGGGCGCATCAAATCCGACAATGGTCGTGTATGACGGCACACCACCAGCCAACGTTGATGACGGTCTATCGGGCAACAATGCCCTGGTGACCTTCACCCTCCCGACGCCGGCAGCGTTTGGCCCTGCCGCCGACAACACAGATCGCGTGACCTCGGAAGTCGATCCGCAGGAAGTGCCGCAGGTCAATGCATCAGCTGATGGTACAGCGACGTTCTTCCGCGTGTTCGATGGTGACGGTGTTGCCATCGTTCAGGGTGTTGCGTCGGAGGTCGGGGGCGGTGGTGATCTGGAGCTGTCGTCTACAAGCATCGTGACGGGTGTCGATGTCATCCTGGTGTCTGCGTCCATTTCTCTTCCCAAGGGATGATAGGAGGCCGGCGTGGGTCGATTTTACCAGCTGCTCTACGGGGGTAGCGGCGTCACTGGAAACCCGCAGGGTTTCAGGGTCGATGAAGGGGAGTCCGCCGCGCCGGTCCTCACTTTCAGCGATACGATCCCCACGAACATCAAGGGGATCGATTATTCGCCCGACCAGCAGTATGTCGCGGTCGCGTTGGCGGGAAGCCCTTACCTGGCGCTTTACCGGCGCGTGGGTAACAGCTTTGAGCGACTTCCAGACCCTGCCGAGATGCCGAGCACAGCCGTTAATGGAGCCTCGTTCTCGTTCGACGGGCGCTTTCTGGCGTTAGCGCTGAACGCGGCACCTTACATAATGGTCTACGAGATTTCGGGTGACGCGTTCACCTTGGTCACAGACCACCCGGCTCCACCCAATCGCTTGAACTGCATCGCGTTCTCCACAACGGGCAACTATCTCGCGATGGGTTCGTACGTGGGGAACCGCTTCTTCATGTGGTCGTACAGCGGTTCGACCTTCACCGAGATGTCCTGGCCAGACATCGTTCCTGATCAGGTGTATTCGGTCTGCTGGTCTAAGGACGGCAGCAAGGTTGCATTCACAGCCGAGAGAAAGCCGTTCGTTTATCGGCTCGATGGTGGGGCCTTCCTACGCGAAGATGTCGATTTTGACGCCCAGAACTCTTGTCGTGCGATCTGCTTTGACGCGGATGCAGGCCGGTTCTACGTGGGTTTCATAACATCGTCCCCCTATGTGCAAGGCTACACGTGGGATGAGCCGACATCACAATGGCTGCGTCAGGACGCCCCACCGTCTGCAGGGTCGAACACTTGGGCGTTGCGGGTGACACCTGACGGAGCGGAACTGTGGGCCGCCGTTCAGAACTCGCCGTACTTGCGCCGGTACGACATCAGTGGGGGCACGCCAGTGCTGCTTCCAGACCCGGCACCAGTGACGTCGGCCAGCAAGTTTGCTCTGGCTATTACGCCGTGGCTCTACGAGGGGCAGACCTACGCCTTTGCGGACACACTGTTCGATCTGCTGAACGGCACAGTAAACCTGGGCTCCCTGCGTGTCGCTCTCCTATCGGACAGTGCGCTCTTCAATGGAGCACACACGACACTCGCGGAAGTCACGGGCAATGGAAGCTACGAGGTGTCTGGCAACAATTGGCCAGCCGGAGGCGTACCGATACCTGGTGTCGCGTTCGAGAAGCGTGCGCCTGTGGGTGCGGTCCTCAAGATGGGCGTGGCGTCAGGGAACATCGTCGGCGGTGATCTGACGGCCTATCGCGCCGTTGTCTATGACGACGATCATGTTGACGACAAGCCGTTGCTGTTCGTGGACTTCAACAACGAAGTGACAGCCTTGAATGGTGAGCAGTTCGTTCTGACATTCGCGGAGACGGGCGTCCTCGTGCTACAGAAAGGGTAGGGGATGACTGAAGTCAGCGTCCTGCCGGAGCGTATCCACGTACAAGCCGGGTATGCGGACGTCACCACGCCGGAGGCTTCCGGGCAGGAATTGGCCGAAGCTGCCATGCTTGCACCGAGGTTCACGGGCGCAGCGCGCGGCCATGTTCCACGCGCCACCGCTGCACGTGTGTACGTGCCCGCGTACACATACCGTGGACACGGTGGGCACGCGGATTTGGAGACCCCGGCAGACCGTTTCGTTTTCGGAGGCGTCGTCGGCACCCTGGCAGCATTCGATGCGTCTTCAGGCGCAACGTTCCCGGAAGGGGCTCGCGCAGCAGGCGTCCTCCAATCATTCCGAATGACCATTGCGTCGGAGCAGCCGGTTGCTCTGAGGACAGAAGCACTGCTTCTCGGGTTCTCATCAGACGGAGAGGTGGTCGTCCCCCCGATCCTGATGACTGGTAAAGCCCCTAGCCTTTCGGGCTTCTCGCTCTCATCCGATGCTCTTGTTCCAGACGGTGTACGAGCGGTCACGGTCGCGCCGGCCTTCGTTGGCCATGCAAATGCGGAGATCGCCCATAATGCGATTGCAGATGCAAGCATCCCTGGTTTTGTGTCACAGGGACGAGCACTTTCCGGTGAACCCTACGACCTGAGCCTGGCCGGGCTGGTGTCCGGGTTTGCGTTCTCCGGGCAATCCGATGAGCTCGAACCAATAGACGCCGTTATCGCGGGAGCGATCCCGAATTTTGCAGGGGCTGTCGGCGCTGATCTGCGGCCTCCAATTGACGTGTCCTTGGCAGGGGTGCTCGCGACGTTCAGCATCTCCGCTTCAGCTACGGTGGAGCAGATAATGGATGCAGAACTCAGCGGAGTGGTGTCGGCCTTCGAAGCCAATGCACGGGCGGACATTCCGCTCGATGCCCTCGTTGCGGGTGCAGCGCCTGCGTTCAGCGGACGCGCGTCGGCAGGCGTAGAGCTGCGCGCAAATGCTGGTGGAGAATTGGCAGCGTTCACCGCCGTGTGCAGGGCGCAGATCAACAGATTGCCGGGTGTATCAGGTCGCCCGCGAAAGAGGACTATGGGCGTCGGATTGAATTGAAATTAATTGCGCAACTGTGGCATTGCGGTAGTCTGAGAGTCATGCCAAGGAGGGCAACATGACGTCCAAGAAACCTCTCGTTCGCGACATTGTTTCCGCTTTGTGGTCGGCCCACGACAAACCCGAAAGATGGGTCGGTCTGTTAGAGGTCGAGCACCTGTTGCCCGATGCAACCTTCTACAAGACCTTCGTTGATGTTTGGGTGAACAGCGAGAGCAATGACCTGAACCTGCCGATCATCAACGCCTTGATCGATAAGCGTGGCGTGACCGCGCATTCTGTGATGCCGAGACTTGGCGGGGATGACCGGGCGCTTATGGACCGCCTGCAGGAAGACCCGACCGTCTATCGAGGTGCGACAGTCGAAGACCCGTATAGCGACTATTCCTGGACGGTTGACCGAGACAAAGCCGTGTGGTTCGCCAAAAGGTGTTCGAACGCCACGCCAGCGTTGATCGTCGGCAAGGCTGACATATCTCGCGTGTTGTTCTGCTACGCCGGTCGTGGGGAGGCCGAAGTGGCCATTCGGACAGCAGACGTGTCGCAGCGAAAAGTGACAGCCATTGGGCCTTACAGGCGCGACCCTACGCTTGAGATATTCTCTCTGGTTCAACGCGGCAATATGGACGCTTTGATCGATCCGCTACACACAATGCAGATGCGTATTGTTGGGGCGGCAAGGATCGGCAAAATGTCTGTCGAGCAGGTCCGCCAGATGGCCTACGACGACCTCAAGAAGCTCGAAGCATTGGGGTTCGTGGCGGTTCCTGCCCGACAGCGCGACCTGTTGGACCGTCTCGATTGGTCTCAGGTTTCAGAGGCTGCCGAACACGTCTGATTTTCAAGTCGATTTCGTGCAATTAATTGCATTTTCTTCTGTACGGGAGCCCTCATTTTGGTAGGATGGAGGCATAGGGAAATTCCAACTTCCACCGCGCCAAGGAGGGCGAAATGAAAACTTTTGGACGCAGGGTTGCAATTAATTGCACATCAATCCCGGAGAGTCGTGTCTCTCAGGCCGTTCTGTCGAAATCGGAGCGCCGGGTCCGCAAGGAGTGGGTTGGCAAGGAGCGCCGCGCCGCCCCGCAGTATCAGGAACCGAACCACGACACCCGCAAGGCACTTTTCTCGGGGATCACTTTCTACGCTGTTCTGGCCGTCGTCATCGCCATGTCGGTCAGCGTCGGCTGGAGCGTCGGTTCCGACTTGTTCGGGTCCATCAATGAAGCATTGCAGATCGTGGGGAAATGACATGCTGAACGCCTATCAGTCTGCCATCATGGAGGCCACGGGCGTTCACATGCCCGATGAGCTGGCAGAGATCGAAGACCTCATGCGGGGTGAGAACGGCGGCTGCCTGGATCATCTGTCAGAAGCCGAGTTCAAAGACCTTGCGCGGGACGCAAAGGAAGCGAACGACCTTGTGAAGGAGATGGGCGCGTGACTGAACCGTTTCAGAAAGAAATCGAGAACCCGCTGTTCGAACAGACCGAATGGGCTGACCACCAGGTGATCGTGGTCGGGGTGCACGAGAAGTACAGGTTCAATAGCACGGTGGTGACCGGCCTAGTCAGCATTATCAAGCCTGACGACGAGAGGCTTGGGGACGTAGAGTCGTTCAACGACCTGTTCGGCAACGAGATCGTAACAGATAGTGCAGGTGCACGCCGCCTCGCTAAAACGCTCCTGGAAGCTGCTGACGCTGCCGACGCGTTGAGCGCAGAATAGCGAAATTAATTGCACAATTAGGCTGGACGACACGTCCCCGTCTGCTAGTATTGATTGTACCAACGAGCCAAGGAGGGCTAGACATGAGTGCATTTCAGAGCGATGTTTATCAGGCATTTCGGTCCATTGAAGTTCCGGAGGACAAAGCCTTGAAAGCAGCCGAAGCATTGAGCGTCCGCGACAAGGACGTAAGCGACCTCAAACACGAGCTCTCTGTCGTAAAGTGGATGGTCGGCTTCGTACTCGCCATGCAGCTGGCAGTGTTTTTGAAGGCATTCATACCCTTCTGATTTTCTTTGGCCGGGAGTGTGAAATTAATTGCACATTCCCGGTCCCTTTTGTTTCGATGTTCGCAGGAGATGGCAATGCCCAAGTTGAGAAACGCCGGCACCGACATTGGCAAGTTCACGCAATGGCTTGGACGGAAGTGCCGCAACCACCACCCGTTGGAAGAGCTCCAGATCAGCTCGAAGCGTCAGGGGGCCGGCGTATTCCTGAAGAGGGCCGGAGAGCGCAAGCAGGTTGGAGCCGCCGCCAAGAAGCCTGATCGCTACAAGGCCAAATCCAAGGGCGAGCTTGCGGTGCTGGCCGATGAAGACGGCGTGCTGCTCTACACGGTCGGTGAACGAACGTTCGAGATCACAGTCCGCGAGATCGAGCCCGAGCTGCATGAAGGGAAGAAGAGAGTCGCCGTCGGTTACTGATGGCCAACGCAAGGCTGGATGACGGATTTCGGCCCCGGTTCTGAAGACGGCCTTCAAATGTCCAGGAGAAACCGGGCGTATGCCAAGGAGGGCAAGATGCAGGCCATGATCAAAGCGTTTATGGAAAATTCGGGCATGATATTCTTCAAGCCGACAGACAACTTCTGGGCGTTCCTGTCCGAAGATCAGTGGCGGTGGCGGAGGTACGTCGATATTGGCGCGGGGGTAGGTCATCTGACCCGGCTGATGCGGGAGCGGGGTTTCGACGTTGATGCCATCGACAAGTTCGCTCGCGTTGATTGCGAGATCGATGACATGATCGTCGGAGACGCTGCAGGGTTGGAGACGCGCCATCCGCCGTATGACTTCGGCATCAACGACGTGATGCTGTTTGCTAGACCCTGCCACGGCGCTTTCGTCGGCCTTTGCTTGAGGCACAATATCGAGACAGGCGATGCTCTGTACATCAGCAAGCCACACAACGCCGAGGACGACCTGTTCGGATGGGTCTACGAGGAAGTTGCTCAGGACGTCGGTGAGGACGGTGAGAGCATTTTCCGTGTCTGGGGCAAGCGCGGTCTGATGAAGACGTTTCACAAGATCGACGTCCATGGGACCGGCAAGGCCGACTGGTGGCACTACGATGACGGAGTGTATCGGAACGACATGGGTGGAGGCTTCTCGGCGCGCGGCGTTGAACCGGTGGAGGTCAAGGAGGCCGCCCACTCAGGCATGCTTCAGAGGTCTGCCGACGGCCTGCTCAGACCGGACTATCACACCGGATGGCTGGCTCCTGATGGCACGTTTTACGGGTGCTTCAGCCGGGATCACGAGTCTGTGGCATACGACTATCTTTGCAGCAGTACGGTTCAGCTGGAAAAGATGGGCTTTGCGCGTCTCTACGGCCCACAAGGTAGTCTCGGTGACATGCTGTGGTCACTCGCAACGAGCGCTACCGACCCCAAGAAGAAGACTCCCACGAAGGCGCAGAAAGAGGTTCTGAAAGCCAAAGGGTATGACGTCCGGGAAGGGGACTTGCTGGCGGATGGGGACTTCCCGATTTGAAGCCCGACCCGGCCCTTGTCGCCCTGGCAATAGTTTTGGCTGCCGCTGTGGTTCAGGTCGGTCTAGTCAAGGCTGGTGAGCCACAAGCCGTCTGGTTGTACTGCGTCGTGTTGGAATGGTGCAATTAATTTCATAATGGAGGCGGTCGAGTGCCGATCATCATCAAGAAGAAAAGGGTCCAGCAGAAAGCTGAGCCGGAACCGCTGGTCGATCCGAGACCTGAAGGCGTCAAGCACAAGGAAGCGACAACGCACAACGAACGAACACCCTTCTCTAAACTGCCGGTGGCATCGTCACCAGACGAGCTTTTCGCAAACCCCGGCAAGATGCGCGCGCCTGACCCAACCGCGTGCAAGTTGTGCGGGCACCTGTACGGCTTCCCCTGCCACGGTGAGAGTGACAAGTGCATGAACGCTCGATGGGTGCGGCAGCGCGCAAAGACAGAGGCGGCGTGATGGGGTTCTTTAAGCATGTCGAAGGCGAGGCCGCGATCATCATTGAGAACGGTGTCTATAAACAGGTCGATCTCTACACGCGGGACGGAACGCTGTACGCCAAGACTGGCGGCGGCTTCATCAAGTTGATGGCCGACGGATCAACCACGAAGGCGAAGGTCCGGCTGGAGCATCTGTCATTTGAAGGAACGCTTTTCCGGGACCGCATGGGGAGGCTGGTCGCTGAAGATCGTCCTGGCGCGATCCCATTGGAAGAAAAGCGGCAGCAGATGCTTCTTGGCGCTCCAGGAGATGACAAATGAAATCAAACCTCGAAGACATTGAAGTCTATCGCCACCACGCGACAGAATTGGCGTACAAAGTCAGCCTTGACGGCGACGATGAAAATGCCGTCTGGATACCAAAGTCCATGTGTGAGCTCGAACATGTTCGCGGTCGGGTGTGGCTTCTTACAGCCGAGCAGGATGTTCTGGAAGACAGGGGGCTTGTCTGATGGCCATCGTTATCAAGCGAAAGGTAGCGGCCCCGGCACCGGAGCCGGTCATCCCCGAACGGGGGAAGAGATCGGCCCCGAAACATTTGGACAGCATGTGCCTTTCCGTCATGGAGACCAGCCCGGATGCGGCGATCCCGTGGTGGCTGATGGCCAGCTACCTGTACTACCATCATGACATCTCCCTTCTGTCGGACGGTCTCTATGACCAGATGGCCAAAGCCATGCTGGAGGCGTGGGGTCAGCTCGCGCACGACCACAAGCACTTGATCACGCTGGGAGACCTGAAGGCCGGCTCACTCTACCGATTGTCTTCAAAGGATTACCCGAACCGCACGAAGGCAGCGGCTGTCGGTCTGGTTGAGAGCAACATGGGTGTGTCGCTCAAATACATACCTTCATAATGCAATTAATTTCACAGAAGCGTTTTGCCATGCCCATCGTGATCAAGAAAAAGAAGCGTGTGAAGGCAGAGCCTATTGTTGAGGCAGAGCCGGAAAATCTTTTGATGGAGGGGTACACCGCCCAGGAGTCCATCGACATCGCCAACAAGGCGCTGGATGAGATCATCATTTTTCTTGCAAAGAAGGCAGCCCGTGAGGATTATGAGCGGTCATTGAAAGGGAACCAGCCTTGAAAGCCGCGATCTACGCCCGTTTCTCCACCAATCTCCAGTCTGACCGGTCTATTGATGACCAGGTGACGCTCTGCAAAGCCTATGCGATCCAGAACGGGTATGACGTGGTGAAGGTGTATTCGGACGCGGCCAAGTCTGGCGCATCCATGCACAACCGCGAGGGCATTCGTAACCTTATGGCCGACGCCATGATGGGGGCGTTCGACACTGTGATTGTCGAGGCGCTGGACCGCCTTTCGCGAGACATGGAAGACCTGGCCGGCATAAGCAAACGGCTCAAGTTCGCGGGTATTGATCTGGTCGGTGTCCACGACGGCGTGGCGAACACCGTCACTGTCGGCCTACGCGGACTCGTTGGGCAGCTTTTCCGCGAGGACAATGCTCTCAAGGTTCGCCGTGGGTTGGCGGGGCGTGTCAAACAGGGTTTGTCTGGCGGAGGGCAGGCGTACGGGTACAAGCCGGACCCTTTGAACAAGGGAAAGTTGCTGATCGTAGAAGACGAGGCCCGCATCATCCGCCGTGTGTTCGAGCAGTACGCTGCCGGAGTGTCACCGAGGCACATCGCCTACGCGCTGAATAAGGAGGGTATTACGCCTCCCAGAGGGAAAATGTGGAACGCCTCGACCATCAACGGCTCTCTACAGCGAGGCAACGGCATCCTGCACAACTCCCTCTATATAGGTCTCAGGATTTGGAACCGGGTCACCATGATCAAAGACCCGGACACGGGGCGTCGTGTTTCCAGACCAAACCCCGAGAGCGAATGGGAGAAAGTCGAAGTACCGGAGCTCCGTATCGTCAGCGACGAGCTGTGGGAGATCGCCCAGAAGCAACGTAGAGGGCCGAGAACAGCGCCGGGTCTACAGCAGCGACCCAAACGCCTTCTTTCGGGGATGTTGAAGTGTGGGTGTTGCGGGGCGGGCATGTCGGCTGCCGGGAAAGACCGGTCTGGTCGGGTCCGTGTCAGATGCTCAGCGGCCAAGGAAAGCGGAAGTTGCCCGGAGCCAAAATCCTTCTACCTCGACACAATCGAGAAGGCAGTGGTCACGGGGGTTGTCCACCAGCTTAGGTCGCCGGATAGGCTTGCACTGTTCATCAAGACCTACCAACAAGAGCAGATGCGCGTAGCAAACACGCGTGAGGCTAATCGTTCGAAGCTGGAGGGTGACCTGGCCAAGGTCAAGCAGCAGATCAATGCGATTGTGGAGCAGATCGCCAACGAGGTCATTGAGCCCGAGGATGCGAAGGAACAGATTTCAGTTTTACGGGCGAGGAAACATAGCCTTGAGGAAGACCTCGCGCAGGCTCCAGAGCCAGTAAACGTCGTCTCAATTCATCCTGTGGCCGCGCAGCGCTACGAAGAGATGATCAGCCAAATCAATCTGGAACTCCAGAACACCGGTTCAGTTAATCCGGGTTCGGTCGGTGCATCTCTTCTGAGAGAGCTGATTGAAACAGTGGACGTCTATCGAGGACCGGACGCTGGACGCGTCGAAGTTCAGGTCAAAGGTCACCTGAATGTCCTGCTTTCCGAAGGCACCACCGCATACAGTAGGTCGGTGGTCAACGGGCCACGAAATCCTGGTAGGGGACTTGGTGGTAGCGGAGGAGGGACTCGAACCCCCGACACAAGGATTATGATTCCTCTGCTCTAA